ATGAACTCCATCCGCCCCGCCACCGGCCACACCTCCCTCGATACGCGCGCTCCGTCACCGGTGCCCGTACTGCTGTGTGGCGACCCGCTCGACTGCCTCGGGCAACTCGTCGTGCACGACTCAGAGGCACGGGACGCGCTGGAGCGTCATCGAGCCCGCGCGATCGTCATCGGCATCCACATTCCTGATACAGACCACTCCCGCAAGGCGGTGAAGTATCGACTGCGGAACGCGCGCGACACCGTCAACACCCACCTGCGCAGGTACCCCCTCGTCCGCCACATCATCTACATCGTCCACCCCGACTCCGGTCAGGGCGCACCTGATACAGCGGTTAGGCTCCTGTCCGCGACCGTGGGCGCGCACCATGCCGAAATCGAAATGCGCCACGGCCGAGATATCTGCATCACCGGGATCGTGACCTCCGTCCACACCAGCCCGGAAGCCCTCACGGAACGCGTGACCGACAGAATCAGGACCACCCCGATCGAGGGGTCCTACGCAACCACATGGGAGGAGATCGCCGACAGGCCACTCGCCGCCGCAGCGGCAGAAGCGCTCCTCTAATCGCTCACCCGAACCGAAACCCGCTTCGTCTCAATGCAGATGGGACAGTGGTTCATCCCTGGGGTGAAAAGTTCATCGCTGCGATTTGCTCGGCTGATCGCCAGCAGCCAGGGCATACGTTTCCTCGTACACCGCCATCCACACTCGCTCATAGACCGATCGAGGAATCCGCCCGTGACGAAGATCATCCGTTGCCTGCTGCATCAGCAACGACAACTCCATGATCATCTCCTCACGTTCGTCATCATCCCGGCTAGGCCGCAGAACAGAACGGCTCGACCATGCTGTGGCTACACGACCGCGAAGGGGGCGGGCACTCCACCACAAGAACACCCCGATCGAAGTACCGACGATCGCGAACCCGAGCGCAGCCCCCTCGGGCGACAGTCCCGCCGCAACACACAGCAACCAACCCACCACCCCAGCGCCCAGCCCTACCGGAGCGAATGCGCCCGATAGCCACGCCCGGAACCGTTCATGGTCAGAAGACACAGGCGAGTACACGACCAAGCGGGAGGTTCCCACCCCATGACGCGAGACAAAATGAGAAACGTGGCCCCAGCGCACAGGACGGGGCAGCTTGGATCCGCCACCCAACGTCGAGTCGCTGGCGCCAGAACGAACAAGGGGCATGATCCGATAATCGCGAGATCGGCGCAGCTCCGGGAGCACGCATAACGAGATCCATGCGACAGAGCCGCTGATTCGAGGTCTTTCCTGACGCGATCCTCATGACCTCATGCGGTGCTGACCCTTCAGTGCAGAGCAATCGACGTCAATAGGCGGTGGTCGAAGGACCCACTTCCCAGACTGTATCGAGTGCGAGTGCGGTATCGATGAGCGCCAGTCCGTCGAGGAGCTCGAACCGAGCCGACAGGTTGGCGTTACCTAAGGTCGGTTATGGTGCGCAAGAAGGCATGCGTGGAGAGCGGTCGTCGCCTGCCGTGGAAGCACTCCATTCCCCAGCGCTGTGAGCTGCTGGTTCAATGTAAGGCCGTGCCTTTCATCGGTGACCCAGCCCGTCGGGAGACCCATAAGCCATTCCACGAACGCCGGTGCCGGACGCGGTCCAGAAGCATCGCTAAGGAGTGCGGGGGCTGGCGCTGGACGGCCCACAATCTGCTCCCATCGGATCACTGCTTCGGCGTATCGTCCCCATCGTTGAAGAGCTGCCCGATTATCGTCCACAGGGTGTCCGGCTCCTCTGGTTGCGGGTACCCGTTCGGTCCGTGGAGGGCGAGGTCGATGATCTGATGACTCAGCGCGATCGTGCCCCGGCGTGCCTTGACCTGTTCCAAGCTCTCCCCTCCACGGGAGGCATCGGAAGCGAGTGGGGTGCGGAAGAGCGCGGCGGGCGAGGATGAAGACACGGAATCTTGGATGAGGTGCACCAATGAGGGATGCGGGTAGACCAATCCATTGCGCGTCATACCGGAGGTCGGCCAGGTCTCCGAGAACTGCTCCTGCTGCCCGAAGAGGTCGAGTTCCGGTTTCTCCCAGATGCCACGGGTCGGGTTCCATATCGCGAGGGGTTGCATCGGTGGTGGATGCATGTTCGGGGTTGCGTTGCTCATTGTCGTCTCCTTCGAGGTTCGTGCGGATTGCGGGTGCAGACAGTAGCCCGCGGACGTTCTCGATCACGACCCACTCGGGTTGCAGCACGTCGATCGCAGCAGCCATGTGCGCCCAAAGCCCGGAGCGGGTGCCGGGTTTCAGGCCGGCCATCTTCCCGACGGTGGACACGTCCTGACAGGGGAACCCGCCACAGAGGATGTCCACCGGTGGCACGGCGTCCCAGTCGATGGTGGTAATGTCGCCGAGGTTCGGGGCATCGGGCCAGTGGTGGGAGAAGACGCGCGCGACGGGTTCGTTGATCTCGGAGAACCAGACCGTTCGAGCGTCGAAGACTTCCTCGACGGCGAGGTCGAGTCCGCCGTAGCCGGAGAACAGCGACCCGGCCCGCAGCGGCGTGGCCGGGTCGCTGAGGGTCTGGTCTGCCACGGGTGAACCTCCTAGAACGGTGATCCCCGGAGTCGTGGTGCCACTCCGAGTTGGTCACCAGCCAGGTGCACGAGCCACCCCCACCCGCCGCCGCTCAGCCGACGCCTCCCACTCCGCACCGGCCGCTGTCGACGCGCAGCGCTGCCGACCTCCGCGGTTCGCTCGAACGGGTTGTCACGCGTCTTGCAAGCGAGGCGCGCCACCGTCCAAAAGTGACCTCAGAAGTCACCGCGACAGTGGTTGGTGAGGCTCACCTTCGGGGCGAGGAGAGGCGGTGTGCGGTGACGGTTTCGATGCGGGTGATGTCCGCCGGCGACGGCTACAAGTACCTCCTGCGCACGGTCGCCTCGGGCGACGGCGAGCGTGCCCTCTCGACCCCGCTGACGAGGTATTACACGAAAGAAGGCACACCACCAGGGCGGTGGATGGGGTCAGCGGTCACCGCGCTCGGCAGCGGAACCATCACTGTCGGTAATGAGGTTTCCGAGGAGCAGCTTCAACGTCTGATCGGCCAGGGCCGTGACCCCGTGACAGGCGAAGCGCTCGGCAGCCCGTACCGGAAGTACCCGACCGTGGCCGAGCGAATCGAGCACCGCACTACCCGTCTCGACGCTGATCTTCCCGTGACCGAGCGCGCTGAGGCGGTCGCCGCAATCGAGTCAGAAGAAGCCGCGCGTGACTCGCGGAAGGCGGTTGCGGGGTTCGATTTCACGTTCTCGATTCCGAAGTCAGCTTCGGTGCTGTGGGCGGTTGCGGATGCGGGCACGCAATCGCTGATTGCGGACGCGCACCATGCGGCGGTTGCGGAGATGATTACGTTCATCGAGCGCGAGGTCGCTGCAACCCGTATCGGTGCAGCAGGACGCAATGGGGCGGTTGCGCAGGCTGATGTGTCCGGGGTGATCGCGACCGCGTTCGATCACTACGACTCCCGCGCAGGTGACCCGCACCTGCATACGCATGTGGTGATCTCGAACAAAGTGCAGACCGTGCACGACGGCAAATGGCGTTCCCTCGACGGCCGGCCCCTCCACGCCGCCACCGTTGCGCTCTCAGAACTCCACGAAGCCGTGTTCGCTGACCACCTCACCCGCGCCTTCGGCGTCGAATGGGAAGCACGCGACATGGGGCGCGACCGCAACCCCGCCTGGGCGATCACGAATGTGCCGGAGAGGTTGGTGGCGGAGTTCTCATCCCGATCACGGCAGATTGATCAGGAGAAGAACCGCCTCATCGCCGAGTACGTTGCCCGTCACGGCAGGCAACCGCCTCTGGCAACGGTCATCAAACTCCGCGCACAAGCGACGTTGGCGACCAGGCCCGAGAAGCAAGTGCGTTCGCTCGCTGACCTCACCGGTGAGTGGCGGGAACGGGCGTCGCACCTTCTCGGTGAAGACGCCACCCGCTGGGCCCGCACCGTCACCGCGAACGATGCACCGCTACTGTTGCGCGCTGATGATGTGCCGCTGGATGTGATCGCCTCGTTGGGCCGGAGTGTGGTCGAGGCGGTCGGTGAGAAGCGGTCGACCTGGCGCCGATGGAACCTCACCGCCGAAGCTGCCCGCCAAACGATGCCCTACCGGTTCGCCACCACGCAGGATCGTGAAGCTGTCGTGGGAATGGTCGTCGATGCCGCAGAGCGCGCCTCACTTCGGCTGACCCCGCCCGAGCTCGCGTCAAGCCCGGCCGTGTTCCACCGGGCGGATGACAGCAGCAGGTTCCGGCCAATCGCGTCAACGGTGTACTCGTCACCGGACATCCTCGCGGCCGAAGATCGACTCCTCGAGCGCGCCCGCACCATGACCGCACCCACGGTGCCAGTCGAAGTAGTCGAGAAGGTTACCCGCCGCCCAGATCGCGAAGGCAGGCTCCTCGCCGACGACCAAGCCGCAGCACTCACCGCTGTTGCGATCTCAGGCCGCGCAGTCGATGTGTTGGTCGGCCCCGCAGGGGCGGGAAAGACGACAGCGATGCGGGCGCTGCGTAGCGCGTGGGAGCGGGAACATGGGCGTGGCAGCGTCGTCGGCCTCGCACCGTCCGCGGTCGCAGCGCAAGTCCTCGCCGATGATCTCGGTATCCGAACGGAAAATACGGCGAAGTGGTGGCAAGACCACCAGAAGACGGGTACATCGTTCCGTAATGGGCAGCTCGTCATCGTGGACGAAGCTTCCCTCGCAGGCACGCTCTCCCTGGACCGCATCACGGAACATGCATCAGGGGCCGGGGCGAAGGTGCTGCTTGTGGGTGATTGGGCGCAACTGCAATCCGTCACCGCCGGCGGTGCGTTCTCGCTCCTCGTTCACGACCGTGCCGATGCCCCGGAGCTGGTCGACGTTCACCGGTTCGTCAACGCATGGGAGAAGACGGCCTCTCTTGATCTCCGCCACGGGCGCCCCGAGGCCATCGACGCTTACGCCGAACATGACCGCTTCACCGGCGGCGACACCGAGGCGATGATCGACGCCGCCTACACCGCATGGCGCAACGACACCCTCAACGGTGTTTCGACGGTGTTGATCGCTGACTCGAACGAATCCGTGAATGCGCTGAACCAGCGTGCCCGCGCCGATCTCATCCTCGATGGCACCGTGGACGCTCGCCGCGAAGTCGCCCTCCAAGGCGTTGCCCGTGCCGGGGTCGGTGACACAATCATCACTCGCAAGAACGACCGCCGCCTTCGCACCCCGCGAGGGTGGGTGCGCAACGGCGATCGCTGGATGGTCACCGACGTTCGGGACGATGGATCACTCACCGCACGCCGCGCGAACAGCCGCGGCACCGTGACCCTCCCAGCCGACTACGTCTCCGATCACGTTGACCTGGGTTACGCAGTTACGGCGCATAGGGCGCAAGGAATCACGACTGACACCGCATACGTCCTCGCCGACCCCACCACGATGCGCGAGAACCTGTATGTCGCGATGACCCGCGGCCGGCACGCGAACCTTGTCTACGTCGCTACCGACCGCCCCGACGATAACCACAGCACCCGGCACCCTTCGGATGACCCGGATGCGACCGCTCGGAGCGTGCTCTACGGAGTGCTGCAACACGTCGGTGCGGAACTCTCCGCGCACGAAACGCTCACCGCCGAACAAGAAGCGTGGGGTTCGATCGCGCAGCTCGCGGCCGAGTACGAAACGATCGCGCAAGCCGCCCAACACGACCGCTTCGCCACCCTCATCCGTCAATCCGGCCTCACCCCGGATGAAGCAGAAGACACGATCCACTCCGACGCGTTCGGGGCACTCACCGCCGAACTCCGCAGAGCCGAAGCGAACCACCACAACATCGACGCCCTCATCCCGCGGCTCGTCGCAGCACGCGGCTTTGGCGACGCCGACGACATCGCCTCCGTCATCCACCACCGTCTTACCCGAGCCACCGCCAGACCCGCAGGTTCCGGGCGCACCCGCAAGGCGCCCCGCCTGATCGCCGGCCTCATCCCCGAAGCCGCAGGACCCGTGAGCGCCGAGATGCGGAAAGCCCTCACCGAACGCCGCGAGCTGATCGAACAGCGCGCCGTGGCCGTCCTTGACCAGGCTCTCATCGAACGCCACGAATGGGCGCTCGCACTCGGAAATATGCCACCGGAGACGAGGGCCGCGGCATCGTGGAAACAGCAGGCGAGAACCGTGGCCGCGTACCGAGACCGCTACGGCATCAACACGCGCACGCCGCTCGGCCCGGCACCCGACAGCGACGCGCAGAAGATCGACGTTGCGCGAGCGAAAGCTGCTCTCGCAAGGCTCCGCGATCTCGCTGCCACCGAACGACACGACGAGCCGTCGCGGACCGCGCGACGCGAGGGCACGAGCCGGGGCCTGTGACCTCTTGCCCTTCCGAATGTCACCGGTGCGTCATATCTTGGTAGGTGAGGCGGATTTCTCCTTGATATGACGCTCCTCGGGGCAGGCCGCAAGGCCACTCACACACGCACCGCCTCTGACACTTCGTCGTGCATGTGAGAGGAAACCCCGTCATGATCCGCCAGCTCTGGACCCTCAGCGTCCACACCCGCGCATTCCTGCGCCGCTACATGCCCACCAACGTCCTCCTCGACGCCATCCGCACCCGCCGAGGACTCAAATGGGGCGTACCCGCGATGCTCCTCGCCGTGCCCTACCTCCTGGCCGCGAGCACCCTCACCACCCTCATCGCAGACGGCGGACCCGGATGGCTCAACCTCCTCGTCCTTCTCTGCCTGTGGAACACGATGAAGTTCATCATCATGGGACCTGTCAGCCTGATCCTTCTCGCCATCGTTCGCGCTCGGGAGGCCGTGCCCGCTCGCACGCATCGTCGAACGGCCACCGACTCTGGGACGCAAGTAGCCTGATCGACCGCCGCAGTACCGTGACACAGTAGTGCTCCCTCGTCTGATTCGGGAGCGCAAGAGCATCGACCCTTCCGCGACCCACGGGCGCTCGATCCCGAGGGAACCTTCGTCGCCTCATAGAATTGGAGCAAGACGACAACGGAACAAGGAGGTGCCCGCGTGTCCATGGCGACTCAACCAAACCCAAGCGGCGGCGCACCCGAGCTAATTGACTTTCCGAGCCCCGTCGCGGTGAGTTCCCCGGCGCCAGCAGTCCCCGGATCGCCTGTGCCGCCTGCTCACCGTATCTTTTTCTATTCGCCCGATGAGTGGGAAGTTTTCATCACCGAGTGGGCGACCGGGGTCGCGAATTCGTATCGACAGATCAAGCAACTTGGCGGCTCCGGAGACCGTGGCGTTGACGTGGCCGCGTTCAAAACTGAGCGAGGCCTCGAAGATGCATGGGACTGCTTCCAGGCCAAGCATTACGACGGATCGCTAGCTTTGTCGGATGCGTTCCCTGAGATGTTGAAGATCTTCCACGGCGTCGTGGACGCCTACTACTGTCTTCCGGATCGATACGTGTTCGTCGCACCGCGGGGATGCGGCCCCACGCTCAATCGTCTGCTGAGCAAACCAACGGAGCTTCGAAAGAAGTTCCTCGAATTGCTCGATGCCGGAGGCCCTGCAACGCGCCTGTACGACGAACAAGCATTGCAATCCATCCGTCAACTCGCCGAGATCACGGACTTCTCTGTTTTCCAGTCGCTTGAGCTCAACGAGATGCTCGATGTCCACCGCACGACTCCGTACTACGCAGCCAGGTTCGGGACATCCTTACCAGCACGGCCACCCGTCGGACAGACTCCGACCGCCCCCGCACCAAGCGAAGCGATCTATGTCAAGAAGCTCGTGGACGCCTACCAGGAGCAAGACCCCGCTACCTGCGCCGATCTTGAATCGGCCTCCGAACACACCAAACATGGCCCGCACCTTCAGAGGCAACGCGAGGCCTTCTATTCCGCTGAAGCGCTCCGGCTCTACGCGAGGGACTCGGTGCCTGACGGCACGTACGAGCTCCTACAAGACGACGTGTATACCGGAGTAGTCGATACGGCAGAGGCGACTCATCCCAGTGGCCTCGACAGACTCCGAGCAGTTCTCGCACAGTCCGGCCAACTCGACTTGGGTGCCCACACGCTCATCTCCATGTCGAACCTCAAAGATCGCCAAGGCATCTGCCACCAACTTGCCAACGCGGACAAACTGACATGGGTGGCCACTGATGAGTAATCCCCTCAACAGCCCCCTCGAAGTGGGCATGCGCGTCCTAATGATCTTGGTCGAAGCTTTCCCTGCACATCTGGATATCAACCGACTGGTGCTCCTCGATCACGGACTGCTGCACAGCGCGGACCTCGACGGACCCGAGAGCCTCCATCCGCCACTCCCGGTACGAGTCGGCGAACTGGGGGTAAAGCGACAGCACATTGAAGACGGTCTCCATGTCATGATCCGGGCGGGACTTGCTGAGATGTCGGCTGAAGACAGCGGCATCGAGTTCTGGGCTAATGAGAGTTCCGAGAACTTCTTGAAGCTGCTCGAAAGTAACTACGCGCACGCTCTTCACGATCGCGCGCATTGGGTTGTCGAAGAACTCGGCGCCGTTGACGATGCGCACCTGCGAGAGCGCATGAGAGAAATCTCCTCCCATTGGTCCGAGGAGTTTGAGGTCATCCAGCAGGAGAGCAGGCCCGATATCTGATGGGACGACTCACGCTTTCGCACCTGACATTCACTGGCACGAACACCTCCCCAGCATCGGTCGAGTTCAGTCCGCACGTCACCGTCATCCACGGCCCGTCGGACACGGGAAAGTCGTTCATTGTTGACGCGATCGACTTCGTCCTCGGCGCCAAGGAACTCAAAGAGATCCCCGAGCGTGAAGGCTACAGTCGCGTTCTGCTGGGTCTTGAGCTACCCACCGGTGAGCACGTCACATTCGCACGATCAGTAGACGGTGGCGGAATCTCCCTCTACCGAGCCGACATCCGCACCGAGCCCTCGACTCCGCCAGACGAAACGCTCTCTGCAAAGCACAGTGCGGCGAACACCAAGAACATCTCTAGGTTCCTTCTCAACCAAGTCGGCCTGGACGAAAACCAGGTGAGGAAGAACGCTCGGAACGAGACTCACATGCTCAGTTTCCGCGACCTGACTCGCCTCTGCCTCATCGGCGAGACGGAAATGCAGGCCGAAGAGGCACCCGGTCTCAGCGGTAACCCGGTGAACAAAACAAAAGAGGTCTCGGTTCTCAAGCTCCTCCTCTCAGGTGACGACGACTCCGCGCTGACCGCAGTTCCCTCGGCGCAAGAACAGAAGCGACTGCGCGGTGCTCGGCAGGAAGTTGTCGAGAGAATGCTCAATCAACTTGAGTCGCAACTCCAAGATGTTGAAGAGTCGGCAGAACTCAAGACGCAGCTCGGCAAGCTCAACCGCACAATTGACGAGCACAGCACGAAGATCGGGAACCTCACAGAAGAGCGCGGTCAGCTACTCCGGCGGCACAACGAGCTTCAATCCGCCGACAGCGCTCAGCGATCGGAATACTCAGATGCAGCGGCGCTGCGGCAGCGGTTCACGCTCCTGCAGAAACAGTACGAAAGCGACCTGGCGCGCCTTGAGATGATCGCGGAGGCCGGAAGTCTGCTCGGCTACTTCCGAAGCGGGACCTGCGTGTTCTGCGGTGCGGAACCGGCCAGTCAACATCTCAATCTGAACTGTGAGGGCGACACCACCAGCTTCGGCAACTCGGTGGACTCCGAGACTCTGAAAACCCAGGGTCTTCTGGATGATCTCCGCGTGACGATCGAGAACCTTGAAGCACGGACCACGGTGCTTCGTGCGTCGATCGGGACGAACCGTCAAGACGTCTTGGCCCTACAGAAGGACATCGAAAAGCTCGACGCGAAGATGAACCCAGAGAAGGGGAACCTCCGCGATCTTCTTGCCAAGCGCAGCGAGATCGAGAAGCACCTGAGCCTCTACGAGCAAGTCAAGACCTTCGAAGACATGATCCGCCGGATCGCTGACGAGACCGAAGCCGAGGTCGCGACGGCGGTTGCGGGGTTGAGCCTCACCGCAGTGCGGGAGTTCTCAGGCGAGATTGCCAAGCGCCTCGCCGAGTGGGGGTACCCGTCCGCAGCTTCCGTTCGCTACGACCGAAACGAACTCGACATTATCGCTGGCGACCAACGGCGCTCAGCGCACGGCAAGGGAGTCCGTGCTGTTCTCCATGCCGCCTTCACGCTCGCCCTCGCCCAGTACTGCTTCGACCGTGAGCTACCTCACCCTGGATTCGTCGTACTCGACTCGCCTCTCGTCACCTACCGACCGCCGGATCAGTCCGCAGAGTCGGACGATGAGCCACCAGAGGGTGTCGTCCGAGCGTTCTACCGCGACATCCAGGACAACTTTGACGGTCAGGTAATCGTCATGGAGAACACCGATCCCCTGGAACCGCTTGGGGCGGACTCGCTCGATATCCGCTTCACGAAACGCGTGGACATAGGACGATACGGCTACATGCCCGCCGTGGCCGACGAACAGGCAGCCGACACCTTTGCGTTAGAAGGCTAAGTGAAATCGGCGAGGGTCACCGCCTAGTGCTCGCGGCTCGGAGCGACTCCACAACCCCACGAGCTTGTCTACCTCGCGGGCGAATGTCTGCCCCGGCGCCGACAACGGCATCGCGAACCGTCTTCGGATCAACGGAGAGCCGTTCGGCAACCTCCGCCAACGTGTACCCCGCCTCGTAGAGATCACACGCTATACGGCGACCGGCCTCGTCCAGGCCCGGGGTCCTGAGACGGCGACCAGCACGCGCAACGAGCGTCGGAATGGTTCCCCGATGCACACGATACTTCGCGGCGATAGCCTTCACCGGCGTCCCCGCTTCGTAATCAGCGACCAGTTCTGCACGCTGATCGAGTGTCAATCGTGTTTGAGACTTCACCGTATTCTTCGCGACCGGACCCCGAGCATCGCGTCTTCCCGAGTTCCGGACGCGCGGACCGCGCCCCTCAGAGACCTTGAGAACACGGTGAATCAACGATTTCAGGGCCGGACGCGTGTTTGAGAATCGCTTGGGAAGGCCCACCAGCACTGGGATTCCGGGCTATCGGCCATCACGATTCCGAGTTTATTCCGAACTTTGCGTCGATGGCCGCAGCCATCTTCGCGCTGCTCGTGCTCTTGTCCATGTACTTGTCCTGCGTCATGGACGGGTTCGCGTGACCGAGGAACTCGGCGATGTCGCGAGCGGTCAGACCTTCGCCGTCGAGCGCCGTGGCCACGGTCTTGCGGAAGCCGTGCGACTTGAATCCTTCCATGCCGAGGCGGTCGCGGTTCGCGCGCCAGTCGGCTCCCGTGTTGGACGGGTCGCGCAGCTTCCCCAGCATCGACGGGAACACGAGGTCGAGCTCATTCTTCGGCATCCGCTCGCGTCGCTTGCGCAACAGGTCCATGACTCGCTGCGGTGCAACCACGGTGCGCCAGCGATCGTCATCGTCGCGACGTCCCTTCGCCGGCTCCCAGATGATGAGCCCCTTGCCCTTGATTCGCGAGACGGAAGGGCCGAGGGTGATCGTGCCAGCCTCGAAGTCGACGAAGCTCCAGCGCAGGGCGCACGCCTCGCCGATGCGGCAGCCGACGAACGACATGAACTCCCAGAGGTCAGCAAGGTCAAGCCGCTGCATCTCGGGGTCGCTGCGCAGGCGCGCGATGAGCTCAGGCACGGAGTCGACCTTGAGCGCCTTTGCCGCCTTGCTCGGGCCGTCCTTTCGGATGCCCTGGATGCCGTCGACCGGGTTCGCTGGCAGAACATCGGCGCGGACGGCCATCCCCAGCATCCCGGAGAGGACGGAGCGGCAGCCTTTCGCGGAGCCGTGGCCGTGCTCCTTCGAGACAGTCGTGATGAACGCTTGGAGGCGGCCGACGGTGGCCTCGCCGACCGTGAGGCTGCCGATGCGCGGGACGACGATCTTCTGGATGTTGTGCTCGTAGGTGTCGATGGAGCGCGGGGCGAGGTTCGCGTCACGCTTCGACTGGAGGAAGGCTTCGGCCAGGTCCGCCAGCTTTGTCGACTTCGACAGGGCGCCACCCGAGGAGATCGGCACCTGGATCTTCGTGAGTGCATCCTTCAACACGTTCTCCGCCTTGCCCTTGGTCGGGCCGAAGCGTTGAACCTGCCGCGAGCGGCCGTCCGAGAATCGGTAGAGGGTGCGCGCGCGCCACTTCCCCTTCTCGATCTCGTCGAGCTTGATCGTGCCGTATGCGCCAACCGGCGTGCGTGGTCGCCCCACGAAATCCTCCATTCAAAGTAAGTACAGGAAGACGCTAGCAGATTAGCTGCCTAATCCGGTAGGCTTAGCTAGCTAATTCCAAACGAAGGAGGATTCATGAGAAACACGCTCGACATCGGCCAGGTCGCATCGAAGCTCGGGCTGGCGGTGCAGACGCTCTACCGCTGGCGCTCCGAGGGCCACGACATGCCCAAGGGCTTCACCATCGGCAACCGCCTCCGCTGGTACGAAGACGTCGTCGACGCCTGGATCGAAGAGCAGTCCGAGAAGGCGGTCGCGGCATGAGCGCGTGGACCGACCCCTGCCCATACGGACTTCCGGCTCACGACTTCGAGCCGCTGCGCGAGCTCCAGAAGTTCTACGTAGGCAACACCATGAAGGTGGCCATCTGCCGGAAGTGCGGGATTGCGCGATGAGCAGCCTCATGGAGCACATCGAGCGCGCGCTCCGGCCGTCAGAGAAGACGTGGACAATCACCTTCGACGACAGCCCGGCGCTCCGAGACCTCTACGACTGGGTGGATCGCGAGTTACGGGCGGACAGTGACCTCATCGAGCAAGATCTGCTTTCGCTCCCCGGGGTGCACCGTGGACTCACTGCGGCCGAGGCGGAGGAAATGGGTCTCATGATCGTGCGACAGCGCCCGCCGCACGACCCCACATCGAGCGTGTACCGCGGAATCTGGGCGCATGGTACGCCACTGATCGACCACCACCCGGAATGGGGCGAGGTGCGCGGATGGTGAGTCGAATCGAGGATGGCCTCGACATTGAGCCAAGTCTCCGATGCCGCGGCTGTGGGGCGGGGATTCGCATGGCGAATCTCGTGTGGGGGGACTGCATCAACCCCTACTGCATGGAGGGTGATCCCATTGGGCGCGAGTAGACCGAGCAACAACGATCCTCGCGGCAGCGCCGAGTCCCGACGGCAGCGCAAGATCTTCCTGCTCGCGACGTTCGGTGACGGCTACACGGCGCCGTGCGCGTTCTGCGGGTTCGAGCTCGACTTCTGGACGATCACCGCCGACCGGTTCCCGATACTCGGGGCGGACGGCGGCAGCTACCGTCGCGACAACATTCGGCCGGCGTGCCTCCACTGCAACTCGAGCGAGGGTGCGAAGGAGGGCGCTCGGCGACGGCTCCTGCGAGTAGGGGTGGTGGCGGCATGAACCTTCGAGATCGACTCCTTCGCCGGAGGAGCATCGTTCCCGAAACCGGCTGCTGGGAGTGGGATGGCTTCAGGCGCCCCGACGGGTACGTGCAGATCAAGGTCAAGGGAGCCAACGAGTACATTCATCGCATCGCGCACGAGGTGTTCATCGGCCCCATACCCGATGGCTTCGACGTCGATCACACCTGCTTCAATCCGCCATGCTTCAACCCGGAGCACTTGGAGTCCGTGACGCCGGAGGAGAACCTGCGGAGGGCTTGGTCGAGGCTGCGCAAGGTGGTGCGGGACAACGGGCGAACCGGCTTTCGCGCGAGCCACTGTAAGCGAGGACACGAACTCAACGAAGCAACCACCTACTCCGCATTCAACGCCAAGCGGGGCACGGCGTACCGTCGGTGCATCGAGTGTCGCAGGGGCAGGGAAGGGGTGCCATTAGCCAGCTAAACTTAGAGGATGAGCCTCCCCCGCCGTAAAGCGATTGACGACTGGTCGTCAGAGATCGAAGAGGCCGCTGCAACGAAGCGGAAGGGGAAGATCGTCGTCTACAAGGACCGCGCCGTGCTGATCCCCGAGCGCGCCGCGCGCATTCAGCACGTTCGGGCGACGACTGAGTTCGCGACAAGCACCGAGTGGAACACGAAGCGCTTCTACCGGTTCCAGATCTCGCTCCAGCCGAACGATCCCCCCATCCCCGCCGGAAGCATCATCCGCGTCACCGACGGCGGCAAGGACCACACACTCATCCTCTACGTGTTCGAGGTGCTCAGCGCAGCCAACTCGTCGGAGGCCGCGCTCCGCACCATCGAAACGGTCACCTCGCTCAAGCCCGCTCCGCCGGTCACGCCGTGAAGTGGAGCAATGGTGGGCTGCCCTCAATCAGGTCCAGCATCGAGCTCCGCGAGAAGAAGCTGCGTGAGGGCGCTGAGGACATTGTCAGGGAGACGGTTCACGAAGCCGAGATAGAGCAGCGACGGATCATCGAGACGGCAGTGACCGAAACGGGCCGACGGAGGGTGGCGACCGGTGGCCGCTCCAGCGCTCACGGCTCCATCTCGCCGGGCCGCATTGACTCCGGCCTCATGATCAACAGCACCGGCACGAGCGCCACCGCGGACGGCGGCGAGGTCGTCGGCCGATGGGGCTGGTTTGACCCCGAGGAGTACTTCGAGATCCAGGAGTGGGGCAGCGACCGCATCCAGGCGATGCACTCCCTCTTCCTCTCGTGGATTCGCGCCCGCGGCCGACTCGCAAAGCGCATCAACAAGCTCGTACGAACAGGATCGGCAGGTAGCTAATGGCTGACAACTTTGACGGGACGGCCGAGATCGCCGCCGTCCTCGCCCGCATCGACGACATCGCCCCAGGAGGCGTCGAGTCCGTGCTCCGCGACGACGACGACGCCCCGATCGACGCTTTCGGCGACCTCGTCCCGTACGTCGTCGCCCTCTTCGGTGACACAGAGCGCCTGGGGCGCGACGAGACGCTAGTGGAGATTGCCGCGCAGCCGTTCGTGCTTCCCTTCACCCTCGTGTTCTTCGCCTCGAGCGCCGAGCAGATTCGGGACATGCGCGCCGAGGTCAAGCGCCGATTCATCGACTGGCGGCCGACCGCGACCTCCGACAGCATCCAGACCGCGGGCGGCACGCTCCCCGTCCTGGACGGCAAGAACAAGCCGAGCCGGGTGCAGGCCACCTCGCACTACATGGTGGACGTCAACCTCTAACCTGGGAGTTAGCTGGGAATACGCCGTAGACTAGGTGTATGTCTCAGGCTAAGCACGTCTACCGCAACGTCGAAAACGGCCGCGAGGGCGTCCTCACCGAGGACCAGGCTCGCATCTGGCCCGACCTCCTGGTTCGCGTGGATGACACCGCCGAGCCGCCCGCGCCCGAGGAGGCCCCGACTCCGGTTGGCATCCTCTCTGTTGGCGCGAGTGAGGCACAGTCTCCCGCCCGCACCAAGAAGAAGGACTAACCGATGGCAGATCGCCTCCTGCGTGCACACCGGACGATCCTCCTGGTTCCCGTAGTCGAGGTGGGCGGAGAGCCCTTCATCCTCGGCGGGACCAAGACGGCTCCGAAGGTGTCCCCGCTCTACAACCCCGACAAAGACATCCTCAACACCTGGCTCGCCGTCCAGAGCGACACCCACGCGCTCGCCGGCATCGGTGGCAACGTCTCCCGCGCCACGCTCGACGACGTCGACCTCGGCCTCGCCGACTCGGACACCGAGAAGGAGCTCGTCATCACCTCCCGCGGAAACGAGGAGGCGATCACGCTCTTCAATGTGGACGCCAAGTTCGTGTTCCTGCGCGACGAGGACGAGTTCGCGACCGGCGTGTTCAACATGGCTCGCAACCTCACCATCGGCCCCGACCGTCGCTACGCGATCGTCGACCGCGCCGTGGGCGAGTACACCGCCAACGACCCGTTCGACACCGGCCAGGTCATCTCGCTCTACGACGTCAACACCGACAACGCCATCGACTCCACGGACGACAAGGCATCCATCAAGCTCAACCAGAACTTCGTCGGCACCGGCGAGGTCGCGATCAACGTCGACGTGGCGTAAGGAGTATCGAAAATGGCAGACACCCGCGTCTACTCGAACAAGCGAAGGACCGTCTGGGCCGCGCTCGAGGAGGCTCACCCGTTCACGGACGAGGAAGCCGTCACCGACGACGAGATCAACAACAACATGCTCAACATCTCGGGCGTGGTGAAGTGGGACTCGAGCGACCTCTCTGTTCAGGAGTCCGACCAGATCGACGACCGAGTCCTCACCGACTCGGCTGGCGCTCAGCGTCGCGGCTTCACTCAGTTCGGCGGCGGCCTGAACCTCCTCACCCCGCGAGACATGGACAACATCGTCGATGCGGCAGTGAAGGCGTTCGCGCTGTTCCGCACGCCACGCACGGTGCTGTGGATCGTCGACCGGCCGCTGTACCTCAACAACACCCCTGCGCTTCCCGGCCAGCGCGTCAACGTGTACCGCGTGGCCGTCGACGCCCAGAAGAACCAGACCTCCGGCGACACGAGCTACTCGTACACCGTCAAGCTGGTCCCGCAGGGCGACGTGTTCCCACAGCAGGTCATCGCGGACACCACGCCAGCGAAGGTCATCGTCACCGGTCACACGGCGTCGCTCAGCCTCGCCACGAAGCCCTACACGTGGGGCGTGGCGAAGCTTTCTGGCGCGACTGTCACCAACCAGGCCACCTGGAAGTCGAGCGCGCCGGACGTCGCATCCGTCGACAACCGTGGGCTCGTCACCGCCCTCAAGGTCGGCACCGCGTCGATCACGGCCACGTACCCCGGCGCCGCGGCGTCGGACCCTGTGGAGATCGAGGTCGCGGCGTAAACCCATCGGAAAAGGCCCCACTCCCATTTCGGGAAGTGGGGCCTTTTAGTTAGCTAAACTGGACAGTGGAGGCGGCCAATCGGCCGACCGGAGGCTTACAGAAGGAGTGTGCATTGGCAAAGTCATCAGCGGCGAAGATTTCCGTGGAAGAAGACGAGATCAACGAGACCATCGAGGAGGCGCGCGGCTCATTCAACCTCACCGACAGGCTCATGAACCGCCCAATGCTGCACGATGTGGTCACCGTGTTCACCGACGAGGTCTCCGGCAAGAAGCTCGGCGGCAGCGAGGTCATCACGAACCAGTTCGGCGTGCCCACCTCGACGCGGCGCTGGGGCATCCTCGGGGAGATCCACGAGCTCGAGCAGGCACCCGAAGAGGAGCGCGACACCAAGGCCATCGCCAAGCTCAAGCGCGAAGCGAAGGCACTGCACGCCACGCTCGACAAGTCCGCGCTCACGTTCACGCTGCGCGCCCTGCCCGAGATCGTGGTCAAGGATCTCCGCCGGAAGTCCAAGAAGTCCCTCAAGATCAAGGGTGCTATCCCGCAGGAGCGGCTCGAGGAGTTCTCCGAGGACTTCACCGCGCGCCTCCTGGTCGACTCGGTCGAGTCATTCAAGGACCACGAGTCCGGCGAGACGTACAGCAGGATCTCGTACAACGAGGCGCGCGCTCTCGACGGCTTCCTGCCGAAGAGCGAGTACAAGAAGCTCGACATGGCGCTCAACGACCTCCAGTTCAAGAGCCAGATCTCCGAGGCGGTCACCGCAGACGCGGATTTCTAGCCGAGTACCTGGCCTCGAAAAAAGGGGCCAGGTACGCCTACCTGATCAAGACGGCCATCGCGTTCGGGGTGCGCCCCTCTGCGATGATCCTCGGCACCGACTCGAACAAGCCGTGGGGCAAGTGGGATCTCCTGCTCGCTGAGGCGTACCAGATCTTCCTCGACGAGTGTTGCAAGCAGTGCGGCCTCCCGAAGTACATGTGCCACAGCGAAGACCCCGACATGCAGTTCGTGGTGGAGACGGACGTGTGTGAGGCGAAGAAGGCTGTCGCACTGTACGAGAAGAACCACAGCGGCAAGAACGGCTACGAGGCTCCCGCCGGTACACAGCTAATCCCCCGCCCCATCATGGCCGACCCCGAGCGTGACTTCTCGGACCTGCGCACCCCGTTCTACGAGCAGGAAGCCGCCCGACTCTCCGATTCCTGAAAGTTACCTGGGAACTCGCTGATAGAATCGTGATTGTCCACGTTTCTGAGAGTTAGGCGGCTTCCTTGTCGGACGACATGCGGACCGAAGCCGAAATCCGGCTCAAGGTCGCGTCAGATGGCGTCGACAAGGCGATGGACGAACTCGCCGGGCTGGACGGCCAGGGCGAGAAAGTAACGCGCACACTCCTCTCCGCACGCAAGGCGCTCAAAGAGCTCAGCGACGAAGCAGGGACCGGATCTGCTCAGCTTTCCGGCTACGCCGACGGCTTCGGCAAGCTCGTCACGAAGCTCAATGCCTTCAAGAAGGCCAAGCGGGACGCCGCGCAAACCTCCGTCGTCAACGGCTCCACCGACGGCACCGACCGCGCGGCACTGGAGAAGCTCTCCACCGCCGAACTCGAGCACTACATCGCCATCGACGACGCCCGCGGCCAGAACGCCGTGTCGGTTGCCCGTCAGATCGTCGCGCAGCGGCAGCGTGAGACCAGCGAATCCGAGCGCCTGCGCACGCAGGAAGACCGGATCTACAACCAGCTTCTCTCGGAGCAGACGGCCGCGCGCAAGAAGGCGACGGACTCTGCAATCGCCGAGATCGAGCGCGAGCACCGCGCCTACGTTGCGGCGTACTCCGGTGAGTTCAACAACGCCTCACAGCAGAGCGCTGCCGCATCCGCCGCGCAGCAGGACCGCCGCTACGCCGTCCCCACCCCAGCCTCCAGGAACACAGCCAACCCGTACGACAAAGCCGCCGCCCAGTCGCAGTACGCCGCCCAGTCAACCCGCGACTACTCGAACTCGCTCAAGGCTCAGGCCGAGGCGCACAACAAGGTCGTCAACGCCGCGCACGCCGAGGCTCTCGAAGAGGACAAGCTGCGCCGCACGCGCGACGCCGGCACAACCTCCCTGATCGCCCAGCGGTACGCGCTCTACGACGTCGCCACCACCTACGGCATCGTGGGCGCCGCCATGACTGCCGTGGCGGCCGGGACCATCAAGGCGTCCGCAGACTACGAGAGCGCCTTCACCAACGTCGAGCGCACGACCATCGACTCCAGCGGCAACGTCTCGCAGGCGGTCGAAGACCTCAAGCAGCAGTTCGTCGACCTGTCCACCCAGATTCCCGTCTCCTTCGAGGATCTCACCAGCATCGCCTCGCTCGGTGCGCAGCTTGGCATTCCCGAGGCCGCACTCGAGTCGTTCACCACCACGGTCGCGCAGTTCTCCGCCGTCACCAACGTCACCGTCGACGAGGCATCCAAGTCGTTCGGTGCCCTCGGCTCCCTCATGAAGGTGCCCGCCGACCAGTTCAACAACCTCGGATCCTCGATCGCCCAGGTAGGTGTGAACTCTGTGGCGACGGAGTCGGAGATCCTCTCCGTCGCGCAGCAGATCGCCTCCTACACGACCCTCGCGGGCTACTCGGCGCAGGCGACTATCGGACTGTCGGGCGCGCTCGCATCGCTGCGCGTTCCGCCGGAGCAGGCGCGTTCCGCGATCCAGTCGCTCTTCAACACCATCAACAACGCCACTGCCAAGGGCGGCCCGGAGCTCGACAACTTCGCCAAGGTGCTCGGCCTCACCGCCGACCAGGCGCGCGACCTGTTCTCCACGAACCCCGACGAGTTCGTGAACCGCTTCGTCGACTCCCTCTCGCACCTGAACTCGCAGCAGCTTACGCTCACGCTCGACGCGCTCGGCCTGTCCGAAAAGCGCGTCTCCACTGTCATCACGAAGCTCGCGGGCAACACCGACGTCCTCAAGCAGGCGCAGAACGACGCAAACCAGGCGTGGGCGAGCGGCACCTTCCTCACCAACGCCTACGGGCTCGTCGCCGACGATCTCAACTCCAAGCTGGCCGAACTTGGCTCCGCCGTTAGTGGGCTAATCGCGTCGCTCGGGCAGAGCGGCACGCAGCTTGCGCCCCTCATCGACGGCCTGATCGACGTCGTCAATTGGCTCCGCCAGATCGCCAACGACCCGTCCGCACAGGTCTTCATCCGTCTCGGCCTGGAGATCACCGCTATCGTCGGCGTCTTCGCCACGTTCAAGGCCGCCAGCGCCCTCGCAACCGCCTCCACCTACGCCCTCGTCACCGCCAACGAGGCGCTCGCGGGCAAGGGTATCCAGGGCGGCATCCGCGGCCTGGCGACATCCATGCTCGGCCTCGGTAACGCCGCGCGCACCGCAGAGGTGGGCACGAAGGGCGCCGCCGCCGGAGCCACGGTCGCGGGGGCCGTCGCTGGCGGCGCTGCGCCCAAGGTGAACATGCTGAGCGCCGCGCTGCGCGGACTCGGCCGGGCCACCGTCATTCTCGCCCTGCTCCAGGCCGCCACCGAACTCGTCTTCAACTTCGGCGGGTCCATGAAGTGGCTCGCAGGCATCTTCGGCTTCCTGCGCGACGGCTTCAACGGGGCCATCCAGGGCGTCGTCGACTTCATCAACACCATCGTCGCGGGCATGGGTCCGCTCGGCCAGTTCATCGGCCTCATGGCGCGCGTCGTCGGCGGCATGAACAAGAAGATGAACAACGACTGGGTCAACGGGTTCAGCGACTGGGCGGACAGCCTCGACACAACGACGGATGCGTCCGGCTCGCTCGACGACTCCCTCTACGGCCTCAACGACACGATGGGCGACACCGAGACGGGCTTCGACGGGCTCGGCGACTCGGCCGGCGGAGCGGCAGAGCAGATCCGCACCCTCGAGGACTACGCCAACGACCTCTCCACCGTGTTCAAGCGCGCCTTCGACATCCGCTTCGGCGGCGAGCAGGCACTCGACACAATCACGAGCGGCTGGCAGAAGATCGCACAGGCATCCGCAGACGCCCGCGCCGAGATGGAGAAGGCCAACGCCACCCTCGCTCAGCTTGCGGCCGACAAGTCGATCAACGAGTACTGGCTCTCCGTCGCCACCGCCTACGGCGACACCCTCCGCGCATCCAAGATCCAGGCCGACCTCGCCAAGAACGCCACCGACACCAAGGCGGCGCAGGACGAACTCACCAAGGCGCAGAACGCCAACTCGAAGACCCTCACCGGCAATTCCGAGGCGGCCATCGAAAACCGGTCCACGATCCTCGGGCTCGTCCAGAACTACGACGACCTCCTCAAGGCGTACGCCGCGAGCGGGATGAGCCAGGAAGACCTCGCCATCAAGGCGCAGCAGCTCAAGGCCGACTTCATGGCGCAGGCGACGCAGCTTGGCTTCAACTCCGCGGAGCTTGGCCACTACGCCACCGCATTCGACGACGTCACGGTCGCCATCAACGGCGTGCCCCGCAACATCACCGTCTCCTTCGACGCCAACCCCGCCATCCAGGCGCTCAACGAGCTCCGCGCGCGGATGCAGCAGACCGCCGGAGACGCATACGGCGCAGGCGCATCAGCAGGAGCGGCGTACGGCAAGGGATGGGTCGACGGCACCGCCAACACCCGGCGCCTGGTCGAGGTTCCCAACGCCTCCGTCCCCGGCGGCAAGGCATACCGCTACGTCAACAACGACGGCTCCCGCGCGACCCCCGACTTCTTCGCAGAGGGTGGCTACACCGGCGGCGGCGGCAAGTACGAGGCGGCGGGCGTCGTCCACCGCGGCGAGTACGTGTTCTCGGCGGCAGCGACCCGCAACATCGGCGTCGCCAACCTCGCCTTCGCCCACAACTCCGCCAAGCAGGGCCGCGGATTCTCGCTCGGCAACGGCGGCGGCATGGGCATGATGGCGCTTCACCCCGACGACCGCGCGCTCCTACGCGACATCGCCAACCGCATCGGAAACATCGAGGTCGAGTTCGTCGAGGTGTCGCAGGCGGCACAGGCGGGCGACCGAATCATCGCATCACGAGGAGGCCGCTAGTGGCGGGCATCAAGCAGTTCTACATCGGCACGCTGGGGCACCTCCAGGTCGCCCCGATGCCCAAAGACGGCATGACCGTCGACAACGCCGGCTACACGGAGATGATGGCGTTCGAGAACGGCGGTGCGGCAGGAGTGCGCTCCGCGCAGTTCCGCAAGCGCTACAAGGTCTCGTTCTCCGGCATCGCCTCCGACCTGAACGGCATCGAGTACTACGGTCGCCTCCGGTCGGGTTTCCACGGGACTGGCCTGATCTACTTCAACAACCCCTTCGACTACAAGACCAACCTGCTCGCCGCTGGGTGGGCGTCGCCTGGTCTCGGCAAGCTCGGCTGGAAGACCATCGGAGACCCCGAACTCGTCTCCGGCGTCTCGTACACCGACTCGCTGCCCAACGCCTACAACCAGCCGTTCACTGGGGCCACCTTCGGCATCACCGCGGCGGTCGGCGCCGTCCCCAAGCAGCAGCGCTACCGCCACGTCGTAGTCATCCCACCCGAGCGCACCCTGTGGTTCGGCGCATCCGGCTCGACGACGGGAACGGGCCGCGTCTACGTGCGCCCGATTCTCAAGGGCGAAGGAGTGGCCTACGACACCCCGGTCGCCATCGCGCCGGTCAATCCTCAGAGCGCCGCGAGGCTCACCAACTCGTTCTCCGGTGCCACGTACAAGGCCGTCGAGATCTACCTCGGCCGCGCGTCGACGGCTGCCAGCGTGCTCACCCTGACGTCGATGATGGCGCAGCTTTGGCCGAACGGGTCCGCCCCGACCCTCACCGGGCCGCACATCGAAGGCCACGGCCACACCGGGTGCATGTTCGCCGACGATGCCGTGACCGAGAACTACCTGTACTTCTACCCGCCCCGCAAGGGCATCTCCACCGTGCTTGAGGAGGTCGGAGCATGGCAGCGCTAGCGGCAGCATCGCTCACTGACAACAACATCGGCGAGCTCGAGGCAGGGTGGTCCGTGACGGAAGCCGTCACCCCGCACGACATCAGCGGCCAGCCTGCGGCCACCGGCTCGGCATCGTTCGCCGGTCAGTCGTTCGCCGAGTCCTCCTTCGCGATCGACAGGACATCCACCCTCGCGAGCGACATGGGGTCCGTTACCGGCGCAGTGGACAGCGTCGGCGTCGACAACCTGCGCGCGCAGATCTCGCAGGGCTCCATCCTCACCAAGCTCAACGTCGACCTGCCGTCAACCAGCCCGGCAATGGGCGGCACGTGGTCGCTCTCCGCACATTTCTCGCGCGCCATCAAGGCGATCCTGCCCGCCGCGGTGGTCAACTACACAGCAAGCGTTGATCCACAGGTGGTCACACCCCTGTGGCGCGGCAACGTCTGGGACATGCTCAACCAGCTTGCCTCCGCCTACAAGCGCGAAATCGCGACGTCCGGCTCAACCATCATCGTCCGCGACGTCGGCTCGACCATCCTCCCGCTCGAGGACTTCGACAACTCCAGCAAGTCCAAGCTCTCGATCAACACGCAGGCGTCCGGCCAGGTCGTCGAGATCTCGTACTACCAGAGCGCGGCGGTGACCAACCAGGAGGTCTACAACGCCTTCACCTCGAACAATCAGGTCTTCCAGGCCGACTACGGCGAGACGACCGAGGTGACGATCCCCACCGACACCTACTTCACCACCCTCGTACAGCCGACGCCCATGAACGTCCCCAAGCCGTTCAAGGCGCCAATCACGACCGTGGGCGCATACTGCATCACCGCCTCCGACAACCTCCCGGTCCCCGCGGCGCTGTGGACGCGCTACGGGGGCTCGGTGAGGGTTCGCATCGGCGATGACCCGAACTCGCTCGTGGTGAGCGTCACTGGCCCGCGCTGGCGCATCCCCGGCTACGACGGCCCATACCGCCTGACCGTCTCCGATGGCCAGAACGACTACGCCACGCTGAGCGTCCGCGGCACCGGCGTGAAGACAAACCCGCAGACCCTCGCGCTCTCGACGGGGGCAGACCCGGCGATTGCCACGCAGGAGACGGCGACACGGGTGGACAACATCTTCATCTCCACCCTCGCACAGGCGTACGACCGTGGCGTGTGGGCGAGCGCCTCCGCCGCAGGTCCGACCGTGACCCTCACCTGCTCCGTCCCCACCGACCAGCTTCCGGGCTTCGGCTTGACCTGCGGCTCGCTGATTCGCTACCGCAACAGCATCTACCGGATCATGCAGGCGACCATCGGCGCACTGCGGACCAGCCTGTCGGCCGTGCAGTACGTCACTGCGGGCGACGAAGCATCCGCATGGTCGGGGAAGAGCGCCGGAGAGTACGCCGCGTTCTGGGCGGGCAAGACCGCCGGCCAGGCGTCGGTCGAGCCGCTCCGCACCTCGTAGCTGTACGTTTCCTGATAGTAAACTGGGAACAACATGTCAATTCGCCAGGTAACCTCGAGCCTCTCCGACGGGGCATACGTGCGCGCGCTTGAGCAGGAGCTTGCGGAGCGCGAGCAGCAGCTAAAGTCGGTGCAGTCGCGCGTCGACAGCCTGGAGCGTCGACCGCGCATCGCCACGGCCGCGCCCCTCACCGTCGACCCGGAGACTGGCGACCCTGTTCGCGATCCCGACCTCGTCCCCGTGACCGTCGACGACCCGCGCTCCCGGTTCACCCCCGACACCCCCGTCGCCTTCGGTGCGACCTCCACCGCGGCCTTCGGTCCGACCGGCGCACTCAACGCCGCCGTGCATGCGACGTTCTTCCCAGTCGCCACGGCCGTCAACGGCGACCTCATCGACATCACCAAGCACGAGCTCTACGGCCGCCGAGCAGACACGGGCGAGGTCTGGCGGCGTCTCACCACGGGCAGCGGCACAGTGTCCACCCTCGACTACGACCCGCTGCCGCCAGGCGAGACGTGGCAGTTCAAGGTGCGCGCCATCTCCGGCAACGGCACCCCTGGTGCCTTCACTGCGCCCATCGCGCTCGTCATGAGCGCCGACATCACGCCTCCGCCAACCCCATCCGTTCCATCGCTCAGCACGCGGCTCGGAACCGTCACCGTCTCCTGGGATGGCCTCGGCTCCGGCGGCGAGACTCAGCCGGTCGACTTTGACCGCTGCGACGTCCTGGTCAACGGACAGGTCGCCGGGGCAATCAAGCTGTCGAGCGGCGCATCCACGTTCGTCCTGACCGGCCTCGCCTACCTGACGAGCTACACAATCCGCCTCGTCGCCGTTGACACCTCCGGCAACCGCTCGCCCCAGTCCGCCCCCGCGAACGTCATCGTCCAGCCGCTCGTCGACACCGATCTCATCGGCCAGATCATCAACGGCGCGAACATCAAAGACGGCACGATCACAGCCAGTGACAAGATCATCGCCAACACCATCACGGGCGGCCTCATCCAGGCACTCGCGATCGACGCAGGGAAGATCGCAGCCAACGCCATCACCACCGACAAGCTCGCGGCCGGAGCCATCACCGCTGAGAAGCTCGCCGTCAACTCGGTCACTGCCAGCAATATCATGATCGGCGATTTTGCCAATCTCGCGAACAATGACGACTGGTCCCTTGGCGCGCCGTCCTGGGTCATCCCCACGGGTGGCACGACGATCTACTCGCCCTCGCAGCCCCAGTCGAACAATGGCTACTTCATTCGCCTTCCGATGACACAGAACGAAGGGCAGGGGCTTCGCGCCCTCGGGCCGAAGTTCAACGCTGTTGCCGGTGAGCAGTTCTCGATCAGTGCCAACGTTTACGCAAACGGAACGGCGACCGGCGGGCTCGTCGGCCTCGAACTCATCTGGTTTAGGCAGGACGGGACGAGCCAAACCCAACTAGCAGTCACGCTCACGCCGACATTCCCCGCGGGTTATGTCACCTACACCGCAACGCTCACGGCGCCGGCGAACGTTGTGGCAGCGCAGTTCAGCTTTGTCACTGTCGGCAAAGCCACCCAGACAGCAGGCGCGATTGCCACGTTCGCGAACCCGATGGTCCGTCGCATGGTAGCTGGCTCGCTCATCGTCGACGGAGCGATCGACGGCAAGACCATCACCGGCGCCCTGGTCCGCTCGGCCGCATCCGGCGCACGCACAGAGATGACCAACCAGGGCATCCGCGTCATTGACGGCACGGGCGTCGAGCAGGTCCGCCTCGGCTACGGCATCGCCACCGGCATGAGCGTCCTCAATCCGAACTCGGGCTCACTCGTGCCACTTTCGAGCATCGCGTTCGGCACGACGTCCAGCACGGGTGCGCCGCAGCAGGGCGTGCTCACCACCGGAACGGGCACCTACAGCAGCCTCGCGCGCTCGATCGCGCCGGCCGCCGTCTCGAGCGCCTCAGGCCGAATGCTCGTCATGATGTCCGTCAATCTCTCGCTGCCGCCGGGCGCATACTTCCGCGTCCGTGCTGCCGTCAACACGGCCGCCCCGCCCGTCGCAGGCGGAGTCAACGACGTCCTCGGCACCACCGTCCAGGTCCAGGAGCTCGACACCTACAACGGTGGCCTGACCTCCAACCAGATCACCCTCCTCGGCATCGTCAACGTCACTGCTGGCGCGTCCTACCGGGCATGGGCCGAGATGCAGGTCCGCGGCGGCACCGCTGGTGGCGTCTGGGGCTACGTCCGTCTCGATACCGTCGTCGCATTCCCCATTTAGGAGAGAAATGTCAGATCAGTCAATCACCACCCAGTTTGGTGTCACCTACCCGAACGGAGTGACGGAGTGGGCCACCGAGGCGTGGTTCGGTGCAATCGACACGCCTGAGAAGCGTGCGACGTTCCAGGAGCAGTACAACCTCAAGCTCCAGTCACTCGGCGTCCCTGGCCAGGGTCTTTCGTTCGTCACCCGCGAGGTCACCTCTACCTACGGCGCGCCTACCGCACTCGTCGACATCATCATCGACCCCGAGGAGCAGTCCGAATGACGGCCTCAATCGGATCAGACAACCTCACAGTCTGGACCACATCGGACCCACAGTCGCTCCCAGCCGCTTCCTCCGCCATGATGACCAGCGTGCGCGCCGCACTCGACGCACGCGCGATCCGGTCGTACAAGTGGGCGAACAGCACCGAGCGCGGCAACGCAACCGGCATGACCGAGGGCGACCTCGGCGATCAGCGCGACACGGACACGATCTGGCGTTACGACGGAGCTGCCTGGCAGCCACTCATCGCCCCGTCGGTCTCGTACCCGGTGACCCTCCAGGGTGTCGCGGCGCTCGGGAACGGCGTGCTCACCGGCTCGTACTCCCGTGTCGGCAAGATGGTCACCGTGGAAGGCTCCCTCCGAGTCGGCTCGTCGACAACCTTCAACACGTCCAACATCGCCGTGAGCCTCCCGGTCGACGCCGCCAGCAAGTACGCCGCTGCGACAGGGCTCGAGTCGATGGTCGGCGGATGCGGCATCCTCAACCCCGGCGTCCTCGCGTTCAGTGGCCCCGTCGCCATGCGTGCCGACAACACGCAGGCAGCCAACCTGAAATTCCAGGCCATCTTCAACAACCAGGTCGTCGACTCTCTCGCCAAGCAAGGCTCGCCCGTCACGCTGGCCAACGGTCACCTCGTCACCTGGACCTTCGCGTACGAGGCGGCGTAACCATCCCGGAGAGTTAGCTAGCTATAGCAGGTAAACTGGGAGAATGCTGAACGTCTCCCGAGTGTCTGTCATCCCGAAGGTGGTCGCCCTTTGAGCATCATCGACGGCCAGGGCCTCATCACCTGGGAAGGCGGCCTCTTCGCCCCCGGCAGCGACCTCCTGCGTCGCGTCAAGTGGGCGTTCGGCAAGATCCGCGCGGCGGGCGGCACCATCTACCTCAACGAGGCGGGCCGCCCCTTCGGCGTTCCCGGCGACGCAAACGTGGGGTGGGAGTGGCAGACCGCTTCCGGTCGATCCACCGTGTGGTTCCAGTGGGGGCGCTACCTGCGTGGAGAGACGCCCTCTGCGGCAGACCCACGCTCCGGCAACGTGTTCGCCTCGGAGCACACCCAGGGCATCGCCATCGACTGCAACGCACCTACGGCGGCGGACGCAGCACTCCGCGCCAAGTACTTCGCTCAGGCGGGACTCAAGAACACCATCTCGTCCGAGTCCTGGCACTGGGCCATCCGCGGCAACCCGCTCGTGGACATCAGCATCGACACCGCGTCAGACGGCGCAACACCTCTCACGAACGGAGACGACGAATTGTCCGCAGCAGAAGTGGCCGACATCAAGGCCCACATCACCGCAGAGACCAACCGCCTCGCTGACTACGTGCGCCGCGAGTCGCGCCTGCGCCTCTACAAGAACTCGGTCACCGGCAAGTTCATGGCGGCCTCGATCCTGACCGGCCGCTACGAGATCCTCTCCGGCCAGTCCGAGGTCGACTCGCTGGTCCAGAACGGCTACCTCGAGATCGGCAACGGCGACGCGGTCAACCCGCAGATCGTCGACGAGACGCGCTGGGCCAACATCATCGCCAAGTGCCCGGTCAACATCAAGGCGCTGGCCCACTGACATGAACGACGACGAAATCCCCAAAGACTTCACCGGCCTCGCGGTCGCGATGGGGGTCGTCCAGGAAGGGCAGCGCAACATTTTGCAGGCGTTCACCGACTTTAAGAAGGACCAGGTGAAGGCGGTCGACGACATCCGCGCGGAGCACGCCGCAACGCGGACGGAGGTTGAGGGCGTGAAGACGCGGCTGACCGTCATCGAGTCGCAGGCGCGCCCGAAGACGCCCTGGTTCATCGTCGTCAGCGCCATCGGCGTCATCGTCACCACCGTAGGCGGCGGTATCGGCCTACTCGCCAGCATGTCTCAAATCGCAGCAGCGGTCGGCAAGTAGCCGGCACCCAGGAGGAACCCTTTTGTCACGCAAGACCGACGCACTACTCGCCGACCCGGACTTCGCGGCGGCCATCAACAGCGCAGAGTCGCTGCGCCCCATTGCACAGCGCTACGGCGTCAGCTTCGGCTTCGTGCAGAAGGCCAGAGCAGAAGGGCTCTGTGAAGGCGTCGAAGGCGTGGAACCGGCGACGGTCGGCGACTCCCGCGAGGAGTCATCCGACGGGCGCATCACCATCGAGAAGAAGGCCGACCGGATCATCCCCCTGTCGGAGTGGCTCGACGACCTCCGCCGCGACGGCTACAACCCCGACGACTACACCACCTCGCACCGTCACTCCGTCTGGACGCAGCACACCGCCAAGGGCATCACGAAGACGCTCTACTCGAACGCATTCTCCGCCGTCAAAAAGCCGGTGAAGGAGCTTGCGGCGACGGCAAGGATCGACTGGGAAGCCGCCTCCAAGTTCGTGGAGGGGTTCACCTACATCCCCGCCAAGCGCGACTTCCTCGTCGACACGGCCATCCTCCAGCCGACCGACGAGCAGTGGGGCAAGACCGACTTCGACGGCGGCACGCCTCAGACCGAAGAGCGGGTCATGAACTCGTACGCCGCGTTCGCTGACTACGTCCGCGAGTACCGCCCACGCCAGGCGTTTTTCGCGCGCACGGGTGACGGCATCGAGAACTTCTGCAACACCCCGTCGCAGCGCGACACCAACGATCTCGACCTTCCGGCGATGATTACCCAGTCGTTCAAGATGGACCTCGCGGGCACGGCCATGATCGCGCCCCTCGTGCAGGAGCTCGTGGAGGCGTACGTGCCGTCCAACCACTCCCGCTGGCGCACTGGAGCGAAGGCGGACGCCGGCAACGCGCACGCCGACTTCGGCCTCACCGTCGCCAACCAGCTCCGCGCGATGCAGTCGCTCATGGGCATCCTCCCCAACGTGAAGATCCTCACGCCGGAGCCGCACATGGAGTCGATGACGGTGCAGCTTGACACGCTGCGCGCCGGACTCGTCCACGGCCACCAGACCAACTCCCCCGACAAGATCGGCGAGTGGTGGAAGGGCCAGGACCACGGCCGGATGCCCACCTGGGATGCGGACATTCTATTCGTCGGCCACTTCCATTCGCTCCGCATCTACCAGTCCGGCGACGGTCGCTGGATCGTCGTCGGTCCCGCAAGCGACAACGGCTCCTCGTGGTTCTCCAACCTCAAGGGCGAGCGCGCTCGATCCGGGATGCTGGCAATGGCGATCGAAGGCAAGCGCTGGCGCTTCCAGGAGATCCTCTAGCCACGGATTAGCCAGCTAATCGCTCCTAGACTTAAACCCTATGGAAAACACCGAGATCGTCGACCAGTACGCCTGCCCCATCGACCCGATGGAAGCCTTGCAGTGCGATAGCTGCCAGTAGAAAGAGAGACCGCATGACGCACACCGCAAACGTCGATCCCAACGCCCCCGCCGAGGTGAATCCGACCAAGTACTCCAAGGAGTTCTGGCAGGATCTCGGCGACCGCTCCGTCTCCAGTGCCGCAGGTGCGGCCCTCTCCGTGCTTGGCGCGGGTGGGCTCGGCATCGTCACAGCCGACTGGCAGAGCGTCGTCTCCATCTCGCTCATGGCCGGAGCCATCTCGATCCTCAAGGCTTTCGCTGTCGCCCGAAGGTAGGTGATCCCATCTCGACGAACGGCCCCGGATTTCTCCGGGGCCGTTCTGGTTTAAGCAGCTACCGGTCGCGGCGGCCAGAAGGTGCGCAGCGTCGGCATGTGCTTCCGCTGTTTGAGGTAGACGAGCGAATGCGTGATGGCGTCGTTCGAGTCGTCGTTGTCGGTGCCCTTAGCGTGCAGCCCGAATTCCGCCAGGAAATTGAACCGGACACGCTGCCGCTGCGCCTTCGTCTTCGCCTCGGGCGGGTAGCCGGTGAGCAGCGCCTTGTGTGTGCGCATCTGCCAGGTCACCGCCCGCCACTCGGCATCCGTGAGTGCCATGCAGAGCGCGCCCTCGATATGCACGGGAGTGAGGTCGGCCTGGAAGTTGTTCCGCGCGAGCACGAACTTTTCGACCACGAGCTCGTCGTAGACCGGCCGCTCGTGAGTCCACCAGCGCTTGAACCCCGCCACCCCGCCGTGCACCTGGTAGCGCTCGACGAGTTGATAGGGCGTGGTCTCGTTGTAGAAGCCGAGCGAGATCCCCGTGTTCTTGCCAGGGTCGATGGAGAGCAGGCGCGTCACGGCTCCTCCCCCTCTTCCCAGGCAATCGTCCGCTGGGCTGTCTTCCAGTTGCCGTACTCGCTCTTGACGTAGGTGATGTGCGCAGTACAGAGCAACACCCACTCGCCGTCACGCATCTCGTAGAGCGCGCCCTCGCGGCCGACGGCCTTGATCGCGGAGAGCCCGAGCCCGCGCGTTGCGTGCAGCTTCTCGCGTTGATTCCGGGCTGGGATCACTGTGAGGAACGTTTGCGGCTTTGCTCGCCGTGGTGTGAGGTCGGTCATGCTGCCAGCCCCATCTCCGACCGCTTCGCGCTAACCGCCACCTCGACGAGGGGGCTGAGGATGGCCTCACCCAGGAGCGGCGGGACCGCGTTGCCGATCTGGAGGAAGCGCTTGCCCTTCGCGCCCTGGAACGGGAAGCCGTCGGGGTACGACTGGAGCGCCGCTGCCTGGTTGTCCTCGAGCTTCATTGAGCCGGGTCGGTTCTGGCGCGAGACTCCGCCCTTCACGAACTCCGAGCGCCCTGGCCCGCCGAGTCTGGGGTCGGCCACAATCGTGGTCGCGGGTCGCTCGTAGGGCCACGACTCCGCAGAACCGGCAACCCGGAAGCCGCCTGGTGTCGTGCCGGACGCGCTGCCGGTCACGGTGAGGGCAGGGTGCTCGACCGGGCGAGCGGGCCGCTCACCGTGCCGCTCCAGCATCCCAGCGCCGCGGTGGCGCTCCTGGGTTAGGCCACTCGGGTACGACTGGAGCACTGCCGCATCCTGGTCAGTGAGGCGCAGGATTCCACCGTCGTTGTCGGCGTCACCGGAAGGCTCCCACGCTCCTCGCTCTCGCTCGCCGTAAACGGTTCGACGCGCACCCGATCCCCCGAGCGCCGCCGGATCGGTCCCGCCCTGCTCTGTGCCGGTGGCGACAGTGGGGTACGGCCGCTCGGTCATGCCCCAGCCGAGTGCCTCTGCCATCGAGACCCACTTCTCCACGCCGTCGTCGAGCTTCTCGGGGCTGCGCGAGTAATAGCGCGAGTGGGTCGGTGTCGGCATCTTGGCTTCGACGCCGTCACGGCGTGCGATGAGGATGGCGCGCTTCCGAGTCTGAGGGACGCCATACTGCTCAGCGTTCAGGACGCCAGTCACTACCGAGTAGCCGATCGCACGCAGGACTTCCGCGCACGCCTCCCAGACGGGGAGCACGGTCGGCACCTGTTCCAGCACGACAAGCATCGGCCGGTCGCGGTAGGCGTAGGTGAGCGGGGTGAGAACGAGCGCGGTGCGATCGTCCAGCCCCTCCGTCGCCGCACGCAGCGTCTCCGGGGTTTTGTACGCCCCGAACCGGATCGCTCCGAGCACATCGTCGAGCGCCTTTCGGCCGGCACCCTTCCCCGCAACGGAGAATGTCTGGCATGGCGGGCTCGCGATGAGGAGTTGGTAGGTGTTGAGGATGTCGCGGACGTTACCCACCACTTTCCCTTCATCCAGCCCCTCCCAGACGTCACGGTAGAGGGTGGTCATCCCAGCGGCGTCGCGGGTCGCAACGGCCTCGTCCATGAGCTCGACGCCATGCTCTTCGATCCCGAGGCGCTGGCAGGCGACACCCCAGCCGGTGCCCGCGAACAGGTCGAGCGCGATCATGCCTCCACCAGCGCAATCCCGTAGTTCGCGCCGCGTTTGACGACCCACCACTCGCCGTGCACGACCGCTCCCTGGTCGGAGTCGATTCGGCCGTTGGTGAGCAGGGTGTCCATGTCCTTCATGAACATCGGGTAGGTGTTGCCGTCGATGTCCTCCCAGATCACTCGCACGGCGCTGCGCCCGCGCTGCCAGGTCTTGTAGAACAGCGAGGCCGGGAAGGGGTCGTTGGGCCGCCACTCGCCATTGTCGATGGCGCCCGGGAATGTGCGGTAGACGAATTCCTGGAGGTTGCCATTGCGGTACGGCGCGTGCGTCAGGCTGTTCTTCGTCATGCCGCGACCGCCTTCGCTGCTGCGCGCGCTCGTCGCGCTTCGAGCCACTGGATGGCGTTGCAGTCGCCGCCGGGGATCTCGATGCGTTCGAGGACCGTGCGCGCGCCCGCAGCTTCGAGGCCGGCGGCCAGCTTCGCGGCGAAACGGCGCCATTCGTCGGCGTCCGCGGCCTCGGTTCTGTTGAGATCCTTGATGGCCCGATTCACCTCGCTCTTGCGGCGGTTCACCAGGGCGAGGAGCGTTTTGGCGCGGCGCTTCCACTCCGGCTCACCATCCTCGGCGTGCTCGATAAGCTGCGCCTGCAACGAGCCGATGATGCCCGCAAGCACCTCGTGCGTCCGGTCGATGAGCTCCGGCTCCATCAGGTCTGCCCACTCATCGCGCCGCAGACGCCATTTCACCTCCCCCTCGAAAACGTGGTCGTTCGCCTTGACGAGATCTCCGATAGTCAGTGTGCTCATCCTGTCCATTCCCCTTCCTGTAGTAGGTCCGCGGCGGTCGCCTCGGCCTGTTTCTGTTTCTTGCTCGCCGCCCGCTCCTTCGGGACGTACCCGGGGACGAGCATCTTCATCCACTCCTCGAGCCAGGCGGTGAGATCCGCCGCTTTCTCAGAGGTGACGATCTTGTGGAGCGCGGTGTCGCCGTCGTTGTATTCGATGGAGAGGCGCGTGGTCTTCTCGGCGCGCACCTCGTCGTTCCACCCCATTGACTCGCCATAGCGCTTGTCGATCTTGTAGTGGTAGTGCATCTCGCGTGGCAACCCGACGGGGTCCACGATCAGCGCGTAGACGAACTTGGCTCCCGGCGCACCCTTGGCCGTGACAGTCTGAATCCATTCGGCGTAGAAGCCCAGACGGCCGCCGGGGTGCTTCGCGAGCATGGCAAGGTGGTCGACGTCGTGTGCGGGCGTTTTCAGGTCGCCAGCAGATGCGCCAGTAGCCTTGCTGTCGCCCGCGTAGTAGTCGTCGGGGTGGTGGACGGTGAACTCGCGGACGGTGCGGTCCCATGCGAGCGCGTCGACCGATTTGAGAATCCCCGCGGGCGACGTTGGGATAGCCTCGGCGTCGCGCGAGGACGTCACGTATGGCGTCACGGTGGCGGCTCCCGCCTTGCGGGCGCGGTCGCGGCTCTTGACGTCGGCGAAGAACTCCCTCCACGTTCCGCCGCCGATCGGCTGTGTCGGAAACCGGACCGAGGTGCGTTCAGTGGATCGCGCCTCGGAGACGACTGCTTCTTCTGCGTCGGGATCTTCGCTGGCTTCACCCCAGTCGAGGTCTGCCTCCTCTTCGGAGGCGTCTACGAATCCGACCGTCATTTCCAGCCTCGCGGGTCAAAATGCGGCGCAGCCTCTTCATAGAGCAGTGTCACGCCAGGCCCCAGGAACACGTTGAGGAAGTCCGTCGGAGTGAAGAGGCCCGTGGTGTCGCCTGCGGGCTGGGTGAGGATCTGGCGGACCTTGTCGCGGATCTGCCGCTCGTCGTTGACGTCCTGGACGTAGGCGACATCGACGGCGAATGGCGGCACAGCTCCCATACCCAGCACTCGTCCGGGCTCTCCAGGGTTGGCGGGGACCGGCTGCACGGCGAAGGGGACTTTCAGGCTCATGTACGCGAGGCGAATGCGCTCGAGCTGCTCGGGAGGGAGCGGCCACGGGTGGATCGCAAGCGCGAACGGCTCAGCCATTGGTGCGCTCCGCCATCCGGGCGAGCGTGCGCTGCGGGATGCCAGCGAGCTTGGCGAGGAAGTTGACGGAGACGCCTGCGGCGATTGCCACGCGCACCTTGTCGTTGTCGACCTCGCCGCGGATGCGCATGAGGAGGACGTCGATGGTGGGCTGGAGGGCTTCGGGCTCGAGTCGACCGCCCGTTCTCTCGGTCTTCGGCACAAGCCCGTTCACCGTGGCCGGTGCGAGACCGACGAACTTGGCGATGTGCCGGTTGGAGTAGATGCCCCACTCCGCGAGCGAAACGGCCGCGTCGGCCTTCTGCTGGCGGTCGAGTCCTCCGCGGCGCGAGTGAACGTCGCGCGCTTCCTTGAGTGCTGCGAGGGTGGTCATGCCGCCTCCTTGATTTCGAGCCAGGTCTCGCCTGACGTTTGGTCTCTGGTCTTGCCGATGCGCCCTTCGGCGACAAGCTGGGTGATGTATCTGTCTGCGGTGAAGACGTCGTTGACGCGGCCGTAGACCGCCGACTGTTTGACCTTGCGGCCCGGTCTCGACGCGATGTACTGCTCGACCTTGTCGACCTCGCGCCGGTAGCCGGACTGGGTGGTCTTCTTCACCATGAAGAGGAGGTTGCCGAGCCATTCCTCCGCCTGTTCCAGGGCAATGAGGTAGTCGAGTCTGGTGATCTCCGTGCGGCCGAGGGAGCAGGCCACCAGTGCTGCGCACTTCATGACGGTCCAGGTGAAACGCTCGAGCGACGGCTTGATGAGGTCACGGCTGGGGTGGCCTTCGATCAGCTTCTCGAAGTGCTCGTAGAACTCCAGGTCGCGGTCGATCACCTCGTCGGGCACGAACATCGCGGACGGCTCGCCCGGCTTCGAGATGAGGCGCACGTTGTTGGCGAACTCGGCCGCCCAATGCTTCTGCATGTGCTTGAAGTCGACGGTGCGTGCGTCGTCGGGCTTGGCGAACCGCTTGCGCTTCATGTCGCGGGTGCGCTCGACGGTGTCGCCGACCGCCCACACGAAACGGTGCAGGAAGCCGGAGTCCCAGTCTTCGGGCTCCAGTGCGGCATACAGCTTCTCGTCGATGCCCGCGTACTGCATCACCAGGAAGGCTTTCGCGTTCTGGCCGGAGATGTCCTTCTTGCCGTTGCGGAGGATCATCGGCACGCGGCCGCCGTAGATGTCGGTGAGCTTCTCGCGGAGGTTCTTGAGGTAGCCGTTGTTACCCGGCCGGGACGCCGCGATGTGGCCGTGTGCCTCGTCCGAGTTGAACCAGGAGGCCATGCCGTCGCGCTCGATCAACTTCTCGATGAGTGCTTCGGGCGTTGCGTCGCCACCGATGTCCGGGTGATTCTCGGCCGTGTAGTAGGCGTCGAGCACGGTGCGCTGCACGTCCATCGACTCCGACTTACCGGTCGTCGACTTTCCGCTCGTCATGCCCCAGATGTTGAGCGGCACGACGAGCCCGCCCTCCTTCATGAGGTAGGCGTGCGGCGAGTAGATGAGGGAGAGGATCAGGAATCGGTTGAGCCGGTGGTACGGAGGGTTGACGGTCGGGAGTGTCTCGTTGACGAAGTTCATGTACTCGGTGCCGAACCACTGCACGCCCGCGATCTCTTCACGCTCCGCCGGGCTGAGCAACTCTTCCGGGGTGCGCTCGTCAGTCTGCGGCACGAGCGGCGCGCGCTCCTCGGCGGGCGGCGGTGCCACCTGAGTGCCCGTCTCGCGCTGGATGACGTCGGCGGCCGTGGCAACCTCACGCCACAGCTTTGCGAGGCCGAGCGAGTCGATCTGGAGGTACTGGGACGCCCTGGTGCCCCAGGCGAGCGACACTGCCTGCTCCTCAGTGAACCCGAGACGCATCGACTCGACGAGGATGAGGTGGCGAAGCTGCCAGTAGCCCTTGTCGGTCTTGTGGTCCGGCTCGGCGGTCAGGAGCTCCATCCAGGATTCGCCGCGCGTGGTGAACTCGGGCAGCATGTTTGCCACGCCGAGGAATGGGAGCGGGTTCGGGATGTTCGCTCCGGGCGGGTCGGCAAGCTGGCCGGCGGTGGAGTGTCGGGCGGACGTCCACTGCTCCATGATCTTGTCCTGGCCCCACGCCGGGTACGTCGGCGTGTGCGACATGAGGATCTCGAGCGCCTGCTCTTCGGTGACCGCGTAGTCGTTGGAGTTGACCATCCGCGACAGCCAGCACGCAGAGCCGAACACGACGTCGTGCCATCCGGCACCCTCGTGCCACACCGTCGGCAGCGCCGAGAGGTCGCGGATGATGGCGTTGACCTGTCGCTGCTCGTCGTCGGAGGCGTACTCGACCTTCGTGGCGGAGTGCTGCTCGTAGCTGTACGTCGGGCGCTCGACGGTGAGGTAGTCGATCCACGCATCCGGCAGTCGCTCGAAGTCTTCGAGGCGCGGCGGTCCGGCCATCGGCTCGCCCTCGTAGTCATACCACTGGTACGTCTCGCCCGTCTCGGGGTGGCGTGAGGGGAACACGAGCGAGTAGCGATGGTGTCGCTGCACGATCTCGATGTCCTTTGCGGGCTTCTGCTCGAACTCGACGCCGTCGGGCACCAGGAAGAAGTGCTGGCGGCTGGGGTGGCCTTGGCCGCGGGAGGTGCTCGAGATCGTCGCCGGGAGGGAGCCGAGTCTCCTTTCGAGCTCGGCGAGCTGCTCGGCACCCTTCTTCTCGCCGTACTCGTCGACGTCGACGCCGATGAAGCCCTCCGCGCGCAGGGCGACGTTCTGCCTGCCCCACGACGGGTCGGCTATCCATTCGGCGACCTTCTCGTCGGTGACGGTTCCCTCGCGGCCGGTGGCGTCTGCTGGGACCGGTCGCTTCCCCTTCACGGGGATTGGTGCGAAGCCGAGCGATCGGTACGTCTGCGCCGAGGTGCTGTAGTCGACGGGGGTTGAGGCGTCTATTGGTCTTGCTCCCGTCTGCTTGGTGATTTGCTGTCTAAATTGGTGGAACGGGGAGGATTCGAACCTCCGGCCTGGGATACCTGTTTTGCGTCGCGCGACCCCTGCTCTGCCACTGAGCTACCGTCCCTCGGCCCGTTTCGGTCACATCGTGGATGCGACCAGGAGGGCTAGACCCGTGGCCTGGCTAGTAGCCGGACGCCTGTGCTGCTGCGGCCGCCAGCGCGTCGGCGGGGGCCGCCGGTGCTGCGGCCTGCTGCGCGTAGGCGGCGTCGGCGGGTGCCGGCGTCCATGTGGGCGGTCCGGCGGGTGCCTGCGGTGCCTGCTGCGGGGCGGCGGGCGGCTGGGCGTACGCCGGTGCCTGCGGTGCGGGGGGTGCGGCCTGGGCGGGTGCTCCACCGCCCCATGCGGGCGGCGCGGACGGTGCCGCGGGAGCCGGGGCGGCGGCGCGAGCGCCAGCAGCCTTCGGGACGTACCCGGCGACGAGGTTGCCGTGGTCGTCCAGCCACGGGACGCGCACGGGCGTCTGCGGCGTGGCGTTGATGTCGCCCGGCGCGTCGAAGAAGTCGACCTCGTTGTAGCCGAGGGGGTTGAAGGCGTCCGGCTCCTTCGGTGCGCCGAGCTTGATGGTCAGCGGCTTGCCGCCGATGTCGGACGGGCCGGGAAGCTGGCCGGTGATGAGGAGGTCGCGGGACCAGCCCATCGCCTTCTCCCAGAAGTCCCAGAATCCGCGGGCCGGTGCGCCCTGGGGGTTCTTCTCGGTGGGAGCGAACCTCGTGAAGAGCGGGACGCGGACGAAGAACGACCTCTTGCGGCCGGTGGGCGACTCGTCGACGATCTGCACCTGAATGCGGACCACCTGCTTGTTCGCGTTGCCGCCACTGCCACCGAACTTCTCGGTGCCGACGACCTTGGCGACGTACGCCTGGTACGCGCCAGCCGGGAGCGGGGGGAACCCTCCACTACCGCCCTTGGCCGCCTCTTCGGCAGCCTCGGCAGCGCGAGGGTCAATCTCTGCTACGAATCCAGTCAATGGTGTTCCTCCTTTGGTTAGGCCGCGACCGCGGCCGGGTTGGTGGTGGTGGGTGCGGTTGCCTCGGGGCGAACGCCGAGGGTCATGCGGGTCTGCGGAAGCGGCTTGCGCGCGACCTTGGCGTCGATGATGTCCCAGAGCTCGAGCAGGTCGAAGTTGTAGAGCTTCGACGGCAGGAGGTAGCGGTTCTTCGACGCGAACGACTCGGACTCGCCGACGGTGGCGACGAGTTCGGTCTCATTGGTCGCCGGGTTCTTCTCGTAGTCGAGGTAGGCGACGATGGTGGGGATGGTGGCGAACGATTCCTTGAAGCCGCCCTGGAGCGCCGGCATCGTCTTCACTCCGCCGGTCTTCTCCTCGACCTCCTTCGGGTGGGCGACGAACCCTCCGGTGAACCGCGGGGAGTTGTGCATGAGGCGGATCATCTCGTCGCTCCAGCGCGAGATCTCCCCCCACGCACCGCGGGTGTCGAGGACGCCCTTGTCGCTGTACGTCGTGGCCAGGAAGTGCTTGGCCGCGACCGACTGGATGAGGTTGACCGTGTCGAGCACGACGAGGTCGTAGCCGAAGTCGGGGATGTTCGGGTTGGGCTCGATGTGGCCGTACGGGGTGCGCCAGCATCCGGCGAGCTCGAGGATGGTTGCCTCGACCTCGGCGACGATCGACGATGGCGACGAGGTGGTGGTGTCGATGGGGAAGATTTCGATTCGCCCCTCCTCGACGGCGCGCATCGTGTTGTCGTCGTTCGCGAAGACCTCGGTGCCGTTGTCGGCGTCCAGGAACAGGGACTTGCGGAAGCGGGGCGTGGCGGCGAGTTTGCCGAATGCGGAGCTCTTGCGGGTGTCGGTCGGGCCGTAGAGCGCGATGCTCTTGGGCGGACCGACGTGCTCGGCCTTCGTGAACTTGCCTGCGAAGCTCGGTGCTGGCGGGGCCGGAATGGCGGGTGTGGTTGTGGTCATGTGTGTTTCCTCCTCGGATCAGTTTAGCGGACTAATTGGCACATTTAAGCAGCTAAATCGAAGCTGACCTCAATGTCGATGTCGGGGACGGGCGCGACGGCGGGTGAGATCTCGCCCTTGCCGTCCTGTTCGCAGGCGAAGCAGAGTGCGTGCGACTCGAAGTCAGTCGGCTTGCCGCCGGCCTCGAGGTGACTGAAAATGCGCTGCCCGCGGTCGATGAGCCACTCGGCGTAAGCCTGGTCGTAGTCGAACGACATCACGTGGATGTCGTGCACGGCCGTCGGGTCGTCGTATCGCTGGCCAGCCGGGTTGTCGAACCACCCGGTTCCGTCACGGGCGATGAAGACGAGCGAGGCGCGCTTGCGGCCCGAGCCGTGCATGTAGAGGTTCTGCTGGCCGTAGTAGCCGGTGACCTTGTAGGCCATCTTCTCCATCTCGGTGGCGTACTCCTTATCGGAGAGCTTCACCCAAGTGCGGCGGCGGCCGAAGGTCGGCTCGAGACCCTGCTGGATCTGCATGTAGTCGATGAGAATGCAGATCTTCTTGCGGGTCGAGCCCTTCCAGTCGACAAGCTGGAGCGCGGACAGCAGGAGGTCGATCGTCCCGCCGACCGGGCCGTAGCCAGCGATGTCGGCGAAGTAGGTGTGGACCTCCGGCTTGGCGTCGGGGTTGAGGCCGATGAGCGCGGCCATCTGCCTGCGCATCTCTGCGGTCCCGGCTTCGTTGAGGTCGTCGTTGTCGACGAGCTCGTTGACCCTCTGTTCGAGGATCGAGTGGAATGCTGTTCCGAGCACTCGCCCCATCCAGGCGCGGTCCGTGATCGGAGTGGACCGGTCGTCGCCTAGGAAGTTGAAAGCGAGGCAGCGGTCGCAACCGTTCGACAGGTTCGACGCGCCGATCCTGACCTGCTTGTCGCGGCTGGTGGGCGCCTTGAGGAGGCTGATCGCCAGGTGGCGGATCTCCTCGTCCGTGTAGATGTCGGTCACGACGTCTCTCCCTTCATGTCGATGGTGGAACCGGTCAGCGGTGCGGGGCGCGGCCCGCTGACCGGTCTTCTTTTCTGGTGCCTTGACTTGTTCACGATCTCTCCCTCCTGGTTGGTACAAGAAGATTTAATCGCAAATTAGCCACCTAAGTCAAGGGATTAGCTAGCTAATCTTCCAATTTCTTTGTCCGCCATTTGGAGGACACGAAGTTCTCCCAGGTCAAGCGGGATTTCTTCGAGTATGGGCTTGCCGTCGTCGTAGCCGATCCCGCCCCACACGCCCCAGCCGGGCTTGCTCACCTCTCCGTACTCGCGGCATAGCTGCCGAATTGGGCATGATGCGCACATCTCCTCAGCCACGGCGGGCTCTGGCGCGACCTCATAGTTCGCGAAGTCCTCTCCCCTCCCGTAGCAGTTTCTTTTGTGGTCCCAGTCGTTGCGCTTCGCCTCCCGGAGGAGGGCGAAGAACTCGCGACGAACGACGCGCACTCCACGCTTCGGCACTACCGCGCCTCCGGCTTCCTGAACACCTTGACGGCGGCCTTGTCGGTAGCGAATGCGAGCAGGAGCGGTGCGCCGCCGGAGATCACGGAGCCGACGATGAGTTGCTGGGGTGTCGTCGCCGTCGACACGGTCAGGGTGTGCAAGACGTTGGACGCCGCCGAGACGGTCGCGAAGACGGCGATGGCCACCCATGTCCACCTGACGCTCTCGCCGCGCTCACGCTCGACGAAGAGGGCCACCGTGAAGGCGATGATCGCGACATCGAGCATGACCGGCACGGCGATCTGGAGCCACGGGGACTCCCCCACGGCCCAGGCCGCCGCCGCGTACAGGCCGGCGAACGACACCGAGAACGATGCGACGGCGAGCAGTGCGACGAGCGACAGCAGGAGTGCGAGGGTGCGTGGCGTGTCCGCGAAGATCCGCTTGGCGCTGCGAGCAGCCCGCTCCTGCTGGAGTTGAATCTGCTCGCGCTCCGCATTTGACTTGCGGCCCGGCTTCTTCTGCTCCTTGCGGACGGTCACCGGCTGGTAGACGACCTCCGTAGCGGCGCTCACTCCTCGACCTCCCTGGCGGTCTCGGTGAGGACGTCGGCGATGCGCTCGATTGCGTCCGAGTCGGACGTGGTCGCGTCGTCTCCGGCGCAGCGCTCGGTCCAGGCGATGATTGCGCGGAGTCGGGAGACGATCTCCGCGTTCTGCCGATCTTCGAGGTGTGCCTCGTACGCCTCTACGGACACGTCGATGCCTGCGAGAGTGCGCTCTTCGCGCCACTCCCGGAAGTCGTCGATCGCCTGGAGCTTGTCTGTGATGCTGGTCATGCGGCCATCCTTTCTCGATAGCTGGGGATCTCTTTGTCTCGGCGGTGTCGCCACACGGTCTGGTCGGCGATGCCGAGTCTCCTGGCGATCTCGGCGTCGCTCAGCGGCTCCTTGAGGAGCGTGTCGATGGCGTCGTGAGTCTCCTCACTGAGCCAGGCGTCCATGCGGCCGGATGTGCCGCGTTCGCTCCTGACGCCTCCGCTCAACGCTGCGCCGCCAGTGTCGAGCGAACGTCTGCGAACGACTGGTACCGGATGAAGGCGCCATCCTCCCAGACCGGCTGTAGCTCCGAAACGCTCTCCAGTTCCGGGCTCGCCTCCTGGAGGAGCATGAGCTCTCCAGCGTTGCGCACGACCGCGAGGCGGCCAGTGGCGGACTTCTTCATGCCAGAGTCAGTGACCGGGTTCTTCTGGATGTTGCGGCCTTCGCCGTCGATCTCCACCCAGGTCGCCTTGATGGCGCTCATGAACGTGTCGCGGGTCTGGTACTGGTAGGTGTAGGAGCCGACGCCGAAGACGATGTTGGTTGACGCGAATCCCTTCGCCTCCAGCCTCTTGACGATGTCAGCCGCTCGCTCGCGAGTGATGCTGTCACCGTAGATCGCGCCGACGTGCGGGTCGAGGGTGCGGAACCACTGGCCAGCGCCCGATCGCTCGCCCTTGACGCGCTCGCCAGGATATCGGTCGTAGAGGAGCTCGATCAGCCCCTTCTCCGCGGCCGTGCGTCCGGCTCCAAAGTTCCGTTCCGTGCCGCAGATGATGTCGGCAGGGTCGCCGGAGTCGGGGCGGATGACGAGCTTGCCGTCACGCTCCATGATCTCGGAGTAGAGCTTCGGCAGGATGCGAGTGACCACGTTCCACAGATCCCAGGTGTCGGACACGATGGACACGATTCCCGTCGGGTAAAGCGAGAGGAGGCGGCGATACGTTTCGAGCTCGTCGTCCTGCCCGCCGGCGCACATGACGGAGTGCTCGGTGGCCGGGACCGAGGCGAGCACGAGGCCGTTGTCGCCCCTGTAGTACCGCTCGATCCACTCCAGCGATGCGAGCGAGTCGGAGCCGGTGAAGGAGAGGAGGTGGCCTGCGCCGGATGCGGCAGCCGACTCCGTGCCCGACATGCCCCTGTAGGAGAAGTCGTGGAGCTGGAAGTCGACGCCGTCGGTAGATCCGGTGGTGGTCAGCGCGGCGTCGTCGAGAAGCTTGCGGTACTCGTGAGCGAGGGTGGCGCTCGTCGACGGCCCCCACACGGATGCCGAGAGCACAGTCTCGATGTAGTTGGTCAGCCAGAAGAACTCCGGGAGCGTGTTCTCCACCGTGAACGACGGCACGCGCAGCGGCACGAGTGTTCCCTCGGGGACCGCGCAGAAGCGCAGCGGGAGGTAGCCGAGGCGATGCAGTGCCCGGATGTGGTCGGTGCCGACGGCGTTGGGGCCGAGGATCGAGTTGACGCGCGCCTCGTACTCGGCCACCACGGCATCCTCGTCGGCGGCGAAGAACGACTCGAATGCGTCCGTGCAGTACCGCTGGAGGAACGCCTGGAGCCCGAAGTGCACGACGTGGTCGACGCCGTCGATGCGGGAGCCGCGGTTGGTGAAGTTGGAGTAGACGCGGGTTGTGCCCTCGGGGTACTGGCGGCGGTGGTCGAGCTTGTAGGCGTCGGTCTCGAAGAGTGCTGCGGTTGCGGTGGTCATCGGGTGGCTCCGTTCAGGTAGGGGGCGAGTGGGATGGTGGTGAGGTAGCCGCGGCTGGCCATGTACTCGGCCGCCTCCGACTCGGGGAACGAGTCCGTCGTCCAGATGTGGTCGAAGTGGTTGACGAGCTCGTGGGCACCACCCGAGAACACGCCATGCGTGACGAACAGGCCGAGCCGGTCGAGGTCCAGGCCGGTCGCTTCGGCGAGCCCGATGAACGTGCCGCCTCCGTCGCAGATGTCGTCGACGACGAGCAGCTTCCCCTCGTCCGGCAGGGGCTCGCAGGAGAAGCCGGACAGCTTCCCGGTGTCCGAGTCGCGGTGCTTCTCCGCCTGGTACAGCGGGAGTCCGCAGATGTCGGCCACATACTTCGCTCGCTCACGCGCACCCTTGTCCGGGGCGATGATGCCCGCGAACCGCTGCGCCTTCACGTCGGAGTCCGGTCTGCCAACCACGTGGCGGCGAATGATGGGGGCCGCGTCGGTGACGGTGAGCCGCTCGACCAGGTGCTCCATGACGGGCGAGTGGACGTCGACGGCCTGGATGCGGTCGATGGCGAGGTTGTTCAGGAACCGTGCGTACACGGCTGCCCCGAACGGTAGGCCACGGTCCTGGCGTGCGCCGGGGAGGTACGGGATCTGGGCGATGGTGACCGCGCCGCGCTGGTGTGCGGCGTCGGCCCACATGGCGAGGGTGAAGAGGTCGTCGGCGTCAGAGCCGTGGATGCGCGCGATCTCGGTGAGCTTGCCGTAGCCGGTGTTCTCGTTGGCGACCTTGACATGCGACTCCCCGGCGGGGAACCGCATCGCCTCGAAGGTCGGCTCGGGTGCGATGAAGCCGGGGCCGATGCGGGTCTCGAACGTGATGGTCATGCGGTACCCCCAGACCAAATCCAGCAAACCAGCAGGATTATCCCTAGGGACAGTCCCATCACCAGCGCGGAAATCAGGAACGCCAAGAGGGATGCCGCGAGAGTTTCGATCGCATCCTCGCCCTCCTGCCAGGTTCGCTTTGCGATGAACCCCGTGATGGCGAGCACGAGGATGAGCGCAAGCAGGATCAGAGCGCCCTCGATCATGCGGCCACCAGGCTTCCCTCGGCCTCGAGGTCGACGGCGTCCTGGTCGAGCATCTTGGTTTCGTGCTGGAGGAAGATCGGCGACTTGGCCTTGAGCAGGAACGGTGCCCACCCATCGGCGCGAACGACCACGCCCTCGTCGACAAACCGCTTGGGCAGCGGGACGACGTCGAGGATTGGGTACTTCGCCTCGCCGAGAGTCTGGCCGTTGATGCTGAGGTTCTTGTCGATCCAGTAGTCCACATCGAACTCAGCGTGCCGCCCACTCCACAACTCGGGCACGTACTTGAGCCCGCGCTCCGTGGCGAACGCCTTCACCTGCGGCCACGAGAGGTCGACGAGCATCCCGCCGTTGGTGACCACGGCGACGCGGTAGATGTAGAGCTCTGCCGCGCCCTGCGGCAGGTCGTATGTGTAGTCCTTTTGGATGGGCGCGCCATCCGGGGTCCAGCCGATGAGTTCGCCGTAGACGACGAAATTCTCCGGGATCATGTCGTCGAGGGTGCGGCCGAAGTCGGTCCAGATGTCGGAGCCGTAGAAGTGGTTCTGGTTCGGGTTGTTCGGGTCTTTGATGACCTTGCGCGAGCCGTACACGTGGTCGTACTCGGTCTCGCGGACGGTCACGCCGAGCTTCTTGGCCAGGCGCTCCAGGAAGGAGAGCTTGCGCTTCACGAGCGTATTGGCGATGCGGATGCTGGTGCCGTGGAGCTTCTGCGTGACGACGATCTGCTCGTCCGGCGCGATCTTGAACTCGTTGCGCCAGTAGTTCTCGGTGTCGTAGTGCTCCGGCAGGAACTTCTCGTCGACGCGCTTGAAGACCTTCTCGTGCTTGGCGGTGCGCTCGCGCGGCTCGGCCGGCTGCTTCACGAGGTACTTGCGGCAGATCTCGTGGTCGCCGATCTTGTCGAACGTGTCGCCGACCTCGAAGTCGCGAAGATCCTCCGGGTGGTTGAGCAGGTAGTCGAGCGAGGTGAGCGGCATGAAGAGCGCGTCGGAGCGGTGGCCGCGGAACTTCATCGCCTTCACTCGGCGGTTGTCCTCCAGGTAGCCCTTCACGCGGTCGTCGACGTTCTTCTCGGCGTGGCGGTACAGCCCATTGAATGCGGCGTACTCGTCGGAGAGTTGCGTCTCGGCCGGGAAGAACAGGCCGATGTCGCCGACCTTGACATCCTTCGACACGATGGCCTGGAGTCCGAACAGCGGGACGCCGACCACGTTGTCGCAGTTAGCTAGCTGATTGATGGCGTTCACCCTCACGACGACGGCCGCGTAGTTCGGGTTGACGGGTGCTTCGAGTTTCAAAGAGTCCTCCTCAGTTGGTTGTCCCGCAGCGGGCGCAGCGGAGTTTGCTTGCGGACGAGCGCCAGGCGTGGCCAACCTTCTCGCACCAAAATGCAGTCGCGGTCTTCATGCCTAGAAGTCGCCGTCGGCAACCTGATAGCACTTGAGGCCGATGGCGCGCCACATGGCGACGACACGGTTGCGGTCGTCGAACACGCCGAGCACGTTGTAGCGGCGGCGGATGTGCTCGTCGAAGAGCTCGTACTTGACGATGTCGTCGTTGCGCTCGTCGCCGGCCTTCCGCATGAACAGGTGATCGAACGGAACGCCGTTGTCGTGAAGCCACTGCTCGGTCTCGTCTCGGCAGTCGTCACGACGGCCGGAGACGAGAATGATGGTCGCGTGGTCCCACGCGTAGTGCACCATGCGAAGCACGTTGAGGTCGATGATGTCCTCGCCGACGCGGCCGTAGTCGTGCCACTCTCGCGGGTTCTCCGGGTCGAGGTGGGCGAGCGTGCCGTCGATGTCGAAGATGTACGCACGACGGGCGAAGGTGTCAGGCACGTACCGCTCGAACACGGGGCGGTCGCGCTCAGGGAGGCGCTCGGGCGGGGCGGGCAGCACGCCGCCCGTGCCGCGCACGTAGCGGTTGTAGAAGTCGCGGATGACCTTCTCGCCGACCGGGTGCTCGCGCTTGCTGTCGCGCTTGATCGCTTCGTCGACCGCGATGGGGAAGTCGCGGAACTCGATGGGGCCGACCTCGAGCCACTTGCGCACGTGGCGCGCTCGGAGGTTGGTGTCGTCCACGACGACGTCCTTGCCAGCCTTGAGCGCGCGGCGCGCGGTGGCGTGCTGGATGGCGGTGATGGCGCCTTCGTTGTCGAAGTCGAAGCGGTAGGGGCCGCCGCCGGTGAACATGCGGCGCAGGTCGTCGCGGTTCAGGCGGATGCGATTCTCGGGGTCTTCGGCAACCCACTCCTTCGCCCACGTGGACTTGCCGGATGCGGGGATGCCGCGGGTCAGGATAATGCGGCCCTGTCTGGTGGGCGCGATGGTGTCTGTCAAATCTGAATCCTCCAATTCGTGATTAGCTAGCTAAACCCTAGCATTAAGCAGCTAATCGTAGGGTGTTTTTGTTGGAAAATGCCCGAAGTTTGTTCGAGCGGTACACGCCCACGTCCTTCGTTTCGCGGGCTTGGATCTTCACCTGCTGGAATCCGCCGTTGGCTTCGGTGCGTCCGGGGCGGAACAGACGGCGGACGAACTGCTCGTTGACCGCCTCGTCCCCGTCCATTTCGTTCAGCCAGGCGAGCTTGTTGCAGACCTTCTGGAAGCCGTCGAGACCAGTGCTCATGGATGGAATGGTTGTGACGATGTACTGGAGCTCCCCGGCCAGGAAGCGCGCCTTGATCTGATCTCGCTGCTTTGAAGAGATGTCGCCCGTCCACTCCGCCACCGATTCGCCGGCCCTGGTCATGCGCTCGACGACCACCTTGGCGAACCTCTTCGAGTCCATGCCGATGATGGCGGGCTGGTCGCCCCAGAAGCGGAGGATGCCCTGGAGGGCGCGCAGTTTTGTGCTGACGCACTCCGTGTCGAAGTAGACCTCCCCCTCGTCGGTGACGGAGAGTTCGCCGAGCGCCGCCGTGCGGAGCCGCTGGCGCAAATTTGCTGGGATCTCGACCGCGAGTGGATTGTCCTCGATCCAGACGATGAGGTCGCGCTCCAGCGACTCGTACTGGTGGCGCTGCTCCGGCGACAGGTCGACGTACACGGGCAGCGCATCCGGGATCGGCTCGGCCTCGGCGCGGAAGTAGAGCGGGAGGGTCTTCACGAACTCGCCGGGGTACTTCTCCCCCACCACGCGCTGCACAGGGTTGTCGAAGTGATCGAGGAGCGGCTGACCGTCCTTGTAGACCGTCTCCGTGGTGCACCAGTCGTCCTGCCATCGCACGTAGTTCGGGTCGATGAGGTCCGGCCAGAGCCAACGGGTGACAGCCCAGATGCCGGGGAACTTGTTGCCCTGCGGGGTGCCGGACATGCCGAGCTTGTACTCGGAAGCGATGGTCTGGATGGTCTTGAAGCCGGCCGACTTGCGGTTCTGGATGAGGTGGACCTCGTCGAAGATGAGGAGGTCCACCGGTGGCATTTTGGCGTACGTCTTGAGTTGGACGGAGCGGCGCTCACGGATCGGCACGAGAGCCGGGCCGATGACGGTAGCACCGTTGCCGGGCACGCGCTTCGCCGGATGCTCCTCCTTCCACAGCGCGCGCTCACTCTCGTTCATCGGCACGAGCACGAGCTCGTCAGAGCCGGTGACGGTCTTGAACTTGGGGCGCCTAGTCCGGCTCTCGAACGCGAGCTTGCTAACCCAGTCCTGCTTGACGAGGTACTGAGCGCCGACGAAGAAGTGCCCCGGCGCCCCGGCGAGGAGGTCTTGCATCGCCTTCTTGCCAGGGGCGCTGGAGTCGATGCGGCGGAGCACGACCGCACCGTCTGTCTGCGCGAGCATGAGGTCCGCGAACTGCCCGTACGTGTCCTTGATGCCGACGGTCAGGGTGCGCTCGAACTGCACGGCCGACTCGACGGCGACCAGGGTTTTGCCATAGCCAGGCTCGTCGGCCACGAGCGCCGCCTTGGTCGGCTCGGCGCGCAGGCTCTTGATCCTGAGCGCCTGCGCTTCGCGGGGCGTCTGCTTCTGCACGGGGACTCCTTCGGGTGGTGGTGGGTTAGTTCATTCCGGGGCACCCGCAGTGCGGGCAGGTCTGACACTGGAAGTCGCCGGTGCCCGAGAAAGCGTCCTCCCAGATCTGTGCCCACTCCTCCTCGGTGAGGTGGTCGGGCTTGTCGGCGCTCACTCGCTCTCCGCTTCGAGTTCGGCTAGGGCCGCACGGCCCTTCTCTGTCAGGCCGCCTGTGTAGAGCTTGATGAGTCCGTGATCGTGCCTCTCGAACCAGACCAGTCCGCGACGGGCGAATGCAGCGAGCGTGCGCCCGTCGACGCCGTTGAACTCGTTCTGGCCACTGTCATCGAACACTTGCAGTGCGATGCGATTCGCTCGGGTGTACGCGTCGACGAGCTTGCTCATGCCGCGTTCATCTCCTCGATTGGGTCCGGGAAGAAGTTGAACGAGCGGTAGAGGTAGCCCGCACCCTCCTGGAGCTTGTTCAGGTGCACAGCCAGCTTGCTCATCGAGCCGTAGCTCCCCACCTTCCCCTCGATGGCGTTCGACAGCGAGTCGGGAAGGTCCGCCATCTCCGGGTCCGGGTCCACGTTCACGAACTGGATGCCCCCTTCGTCGTCCGCGAGGAGCACGTCGCCGCCGATGGTGGTGGTGCGCGCGCTCTGGTTCTGAGTCCAGGCGAGGCGGTAGAGCTTGTCATCCGGCTTCGCGTCGGCTGGCCACTGAGTTAGGTCGACGACAGGGGTGCCCGGTTCGATGCCGAGTTCTCTCAGCGTGCGGGTGTCCTTGTCGAACTCGTTGTATCTGATCTTGGTGTCGCTCATGCTTGCTCGACTCCTTCCTGCCGCAGCGCGGCGATTGCTTCGGTGATGAGGGTGAGTACGTCGTCGTCGTACTTGTGCTCGAAGTCCGCCTTGCCGCGTTCCCAGCGGCGCGGGTCCATGTGTTTAGGGGCGACCCCATAGAGCACCACCTGATACGTGTGCGGGTCGCCTGGATGGTCACCGCCTGCGGAGCGAGAGATCTTGAGGTGGCGGCGGGCCATCCCCTGGCCGATGTCGATGGCTACCTGGACGCTCACGCATTCACCGCCTTGAGCTCAGCGCGAGCGTGGCTCGTCGCATCCTGGGTGCGGTTTGAGTAGGTGCGGAAGGCGTCGAGGAACCCCGGCGTGCCTTCCCAGAACTCCTCGATAGGCTTGGCCTGGTCGGTGAAGACCTCGATGACCTGTTCGCCCCACGCGCCGGTGCGCACGGTGGCGTCATAGCCGAGGGCGCTCATGGCGTCGTTGAAGTTGTCGAGCTCCGCGTCGATCTGCTCGATGCTCGGGCCGGCGAGGGTGTCGGTGATGGTGATGCTCATGCTGTCCTTCTTTCGATTTAGGTAGTTACTTGCGCCGGAAGATTTGGTTGCGGTGACGGCGGAACCGGGCGCCCTTCGCGGTGACAACGATGAACCAGTCGCGCTCGTCCGTGTCGAACACCAGGGCGTCTTTCGCCTGTCCGGGGATGTGCGCTTTGCCGACGCACGCGCCGAGTGTGGCGGTGCTCACGTGTCGCACTCGCACGGATGCACAATGAAGCAGCCCTGGCAGACCGTCTCGGCGGCGCTGCGGCGTTCGACTCGCGCGACGCATCCGGCGTGCGCCCACCGCGCCTCGTCGTCCTGAAGGAGGCTCTGGCCTCGCTCGATGGGGTACGGGCAGAGCGGGCACGCACTGTCGAATTGCGCGAGCATCAGAGCAGCGCCGCCATGCGCTCGCGGGCGGTGCCGACGCTGTCGAAGACGCTCGGCACAATGGTGGCCCCAGTGAAGTTCAGGTGGTCGAAGGAGTTGCGGGACGGCAGGTGCGCCTCGCCGGGCTCCCACAGCACGACGGGGCCGGCGGGGTGCATAACCACGCGCCTTACCACGCGCATGTGCCCGTCGACGAGAACGGTGACGCCGGGTGTGAGGTCGAGAATGTCCATGATGCCTAGTCCTCCGAGTCGTATCGTTCGGTGAGCGCGTCCGCAATCGCGGCGGAAGAGAAGTCTTCGAGCTCCGGGTTTTGGTTGGCGTATCTGGCCAATGTGTTCTCCTTAGTGCGAAATGGTCGAGATTGTGATTCCAATAGCGAGGAATCCGATGATCCAGCCAGCGGTTGCGGCGTGGACGAGTCCTTTTGGCGGGGAATGCTTCGCGCTCAGGTCAGGGCCGCCAGCTTGGTCAGGACGCGACGGGCGTGGTCACGCTCGGCAATGGTGAACTCCGAGCCGATCAGACGCACATCGTTGAGCATGTAGCGCAGGATTTCCGTGTGGGTCCCGCAGTTGGGGTCACCCCACAGCGCCCGTAGCCACACCAGGATCGGGTTGTGGTTGTCGAACTCGGGGCGGGGTGCGTAGTCAGCCAGGCCGAACCGACCCACCTCCGGAAACATGAGGGCAACCGTTTCGCTGAATCGAGCCCCTGTGGACAGGAGCCACGGCTCCGGGTCGTGCGTCGTCTTGCCGCTCGTGAAGCCGCTGGTGCTCATGACCAGTTCTCCGTCCAGCCTTCGGGCAGGCGCACGGGCTTGTCGCATCGGTCGTGCGTGAAGTACTTCGTCTCGAAGTCGCCGCGGTCGTCGTTCGAGAGGTCGATCTGTTCGAGCGAGTAGTCCGTGGACTCGCGCACGTAGCTCCACCGCTCCGCGTGCTCCACCGCGTGCAGCCCTCCGCCCGGCATGAGCGCAACGCCGCACCACGGGCAGAGCAGCCCGTCGATTGGGGCGCCATCCTCGTCCCTGTCGACGATTGTGACGGTGAGTGCCGGCCAGGCGTAGGCGTCGTACTGCGCCTTCACCGCGGCGAGCCGTTCGATGATGGCGTCTGCCGCCTCTCGTTCTTGGGTGTTCATGCCGTCTTCTCCTTCTCTGCCCGTCGGGCTGCCTGCCATGCTTCGTTTCGCTCCTGCTCCGCCTTGCACTCGGCGTACGACTTCCAGCCGGGGATGCTCTCGCCGTCGTACCACCGCTGCTCCTTCTCCCAGTGCCGCACGTACCATCCGCTATCCAGGTTCGCTTCCGCTTCCCGCTTTGTTTCGTACGTCGGCCCCATCTGCGTGCCCTGTTTGTCGACTACGCACCAGCGTGCGCGCGTGCCGTACGGGATGCGCTCAACCGTCCAGGTTTCGGGCGGGTTTGCGGCGTGCTGCTCGGGTGAGGTGTAGAGGCTCATGCGCTCATCGCCTCCCGGATGCGCTCCGTAACCTCGACGGTGGTGCCCAGCGCGGCGGGCGTGTTGCCCCAGCGCTGAATGCTGCCGTCGCGGGCGATGGCGAACTCGAACACTTGGCCCTCGTCGGTCGTACCCCAGCCTCGGAGCTCGATCAGGCTGGCGTCCCGGATGGTGTCCGTGCTCATGCGATGCCCTCCCAGTCGGTCAACTCGTCCGCGAACGCGGAGCGCACCAGGCCGTCAGCGAACCGCATTTCGAACATCGGGCCGACCTCCTCGTCAACGCCATCATCGGGGCCGAGTTCGCGCAGCACGGTCACGCGCTCGCCGCTGTGCTCGTTGAGCTCCGGCTCACACGTGCTCTCGTCCGTGGTGTAGCGCGTGAACGTGGCGACAGCGGGTGTCTGGATGGTGCTCACGCTGCGTTCTCCTTCGGGATGTGGCGTTCAGCCTCGACCGTGTCGAGCATCCGGGCTAGTTCGGCGGTGGGGATGGTCACGTTGCGCTTGTCGGCTGCCAGGGCTGCCGCGACAGTCTCCGTGACCGTTGCGGCTGGCTTGCGGCGCTTCACTGCGCGGGGCGTCTCGTAGGCGATGCGGGCCACCTGCGCAATGAGCGCTTCGACCTGCTCACGGCTCACGATCGCCTCACCGTTTTCATCCCACTGCATGAGGTCTGCAAGCTCCGTGGGGAGCGCTTCGAGCTTCGCGGGAATGGTGGGCGCGTCCGGCTCGGATACCGGGGCGATGTGTTCGCCCACACGGGCCAGCAGGCGCGCCATGTCGGCGGTCGGGACGCTCACTGTCGCCGCGCCCTTGATCTGCGCTGCGGCGAGCTTGCCAGGGAGCACGTAGCGGGAAACGTGCGTGCGCATGAACTCGTCGATGCGGGCGGCGGCGCTCACGCTTTGACCTCCCCGCACCCGTGCTCCGCGGCGGTATCCCAGAGAGCCGCGAGGGTGTCGTCATGTTCGACATCGCACACTCGCTCTCGGCAGTCGGGGTCCGGGCAGTACAGCGCGAGACTGTCGCTTTCGCCGCTCCAGCGGATTTCGTACCGCCCTGCAAATTCGTTGCTCACGCGGCGACCTCCTGCGGGGTGTTCTCGGCGAGCCAGGCGAGCGCTTCACGCTCATTCGCCCACAGCCATTCCGCGACCGGGTTTCGCACCCAAGTCGTGCCGAACAGTGTCGGCTCCGTCGGGATCAGCGTGTCCGAACCGTTGGCGTGCGTCCCCAGCTTGAATGTGGCCGCGTTGGGGGCGATGCCGTCGGCGTCGTCATACCCGATTGTGAGCTTGATCTGCGCGAGCTCCTCATCCGTGAGCGTGACCACGAGCAGCCCGGCCGCGTCAACGCTGTACCGGTTCGCCAGCGGGTCCGTGTGCAGTTCGGCGGGGGTGAACGCTTCGCCCGCCGTGCGGCGCAGCGACTCGTACACCGTGTTCGGGTTCGTCGTGCCGAGCCCCTGGATGCCGATCTGACGTTTCGGGATGCCGAGCGCGAACGCTTTGCGGACCTCGACGTCCATGTCCCGGGTCAGGCCGGCGATCCGTGCATCCAACTCCATTCTGAGCCGGGCGAGGCCGTTCGCCTTCTCGCTGAGCACCCTCTCACGGGTCATGCGGACGTTCGAGAGGGCCATCTTCTGTGTGGCGTCCAACTGCATTGAAACTCCATTCTCGGGGGTTTTGCTTGGATTAAGCGTATCGGATGTATCGGAATTTAGCTAGCTAATTTGTACGTATTAGTCAGCAATACGAACGCTACATCGGGGAAATACGGTGGCTGCTGAAATGTGACTAGCCAGTAAACGCCTAGGAATCAGCGTTCTTGCGAGATCGCTCTCACTTCACTCTTAACACTTGACCGTATTTAGTTCTTGTAACTACATACGGGGAATACTGGGGGTGTGGGGTATCAGGCTTTGAGGATGAACCAGTACAGCCACATTGCAGCGCCGGCGGCAACCGGGATGGTTGTCCCGATCAGGGTGTAGGCGGCGAGTCGTGCAAGCTGCTGGATGCGTCGAGCGCGGATGCGCTGGCGGCGAGTCTTCAAACCAAGCTCGCGGTACAGCTTGCCCTCAGTCATGCTCGCGGCAGGGTTGAACGTGCGCGCGTAGTGCTGGCGTTCCGACTCTGTGAGGGCTCGTGAATGGTCCGGAGCCATCACAATCAGGGCGGCGGTGGTGCTCACTTTCCGCCGCCCGTCCGACGCGCAATGATGGCGGTCTGTAGCGCCCACTGCGCAGTGTTCAGAGTGTTGAACGCCTCACGGGACGTAAACCCAATGAAACCGTGGTCGGTCAGGAATGCGGGGTGAGCCATTCCGGGGGTGTTCGGGTGAATCACGAACAGTCGCCACGGCTGATAGGCATCCTTGATGAGGGTGAACGTGGAGCCGACCGGCTCAACGCCGAGCTCCACAGCATTCTTGATCGCCAGGCCGGCCATGTGCTCGATCTGTGCGCGGGTGTAGTGAGTCAACGGGGGCCACCTTTCTTAGCTTTGCGGCGCCGCTTCATGGCGGCATTGTGGAGTCGTGCACGGTGTTCGGAACGCTTGCGGGACTCGTATTCGTACCGGTCGCGCTGGCGGGCAAGCTCGTATTCGTCGGGATTCACTTGACCCTCACCCCTGCTCGGATGATGCCGCTAGTGGCGCGCGTCCGGATTGCGGGCCGACAGTCGATGAGGTACTTACCCTGCTTGACGGGGCGGAGGTCACTGTGCGGGGTGGACACATGCACGCGCTCCCAGAGCTGGCCGGGGACTCGGGGCGCAACAGGGGTGAACGCCTCGCACGGGCGCCGGTCGCCCAACCATCCGGTGAGCGCGTTGCGCGCGTCCCGGTCGATACCGCACGGGCCGTGACCGATCCCGACGGGCTCACCGGCGGCGTTGAAGCTGCCGTGGGACACGCGCTTGTGGCCACAGGTGCAGCGCTGGGCGTCACGGGCTCGCATTGCCTCATCGTCGATCATTAGTCAGCCTCCACAATCGTCCAGCCGAAAACCTCTAGCACGGCGCTCTCGCGCTCCGCGTTGTAGTCGTCGTACGTGGCATCCGCGTAGAACTCCTGATAGGTGGCCTGCTCGTTGTCCACGATCAGTTCCGCCGTCCCGAGGTTGAGCTCTGCGGGATCGTTTGGGTAGGACTCGTGGCCCCAACCCTCGGGATCAGCGACGAAAACCACTGAGCGTCGCTTACCGTTCACGTCCGCGCTGTAGCGGTATGTGCGGAGGTTCATGCGCTCACCTCCACCTGTCCGACACGGTTACCGTTCAGGTCGCGGATGATGACGCGCAACCCCTCCTCGAGCGTGTCGCGCTCATCCAGGTTTGCGGCGACTTCACGCAGTGCTCGCGCTACATCGTCGCCCGTCTGCATTGCCGCATTTCCGAGGTTGATTCGGAGGGTGACTGTGCTCATAGCTCTATTCCTTAGTGGCTTAAATGTGACCGGATACGGGGCGCTATGCGGCAAACCGGGCGCGGACGCTGGCTTTGTTCCGCTGGGCGGTCCTCCGCTCCATCGTCCGCTCACGGTCCACCCGGCGGCGGGAAACGTAGGTGGTGTGACGCTCAGTGCTCATCTTGCGTGCCATTGTGAATCCTCCATTGAATTCGTTGCTTGACGGTTGGCGTAAATGCCAGGCGCACACCGGATAGGTTCGGGCCGAATCCGGGATGCACCCTACATTGGCGCTAACGGGTGGGGAGGACAGGCTGCAACAGGCCAGCGAACCGGTCGCCAATGGTCACACGGACGGGTGCCGTTGTGGCGTAGCGGGAATCGGACGGCTTGCCGAACTCGACGCGGAGGGCGAGCGGGTCACGCTTCGAGTTCCCCAGCTTGTTTGCGCTCACCGCGAACCGCGCGAGGAAATCGCCATTCAGGTGCAGCGGCGCGGCGTCGACGGCGGGCCTCCAATCGGCGAGGAGTCGACCGACGGGCGGATAGTTGCCCTCCATCGCTTTGAACAGTCGGGATGCGAGGGCAACCCCGTCCCCGTCCCGGATGGTGATGGTGTCGGCCGTGATGGTGACCGTGAGAGTGTCCGTGGAGGTGTACCGGTCCAAGCCGAGCGCTTTCGCGGTCTGCTTGGTCAGCCATTCAGCGGCCTCACGGGGCACAATGACAGGGTCCGTGTCGGGGTGAATGAGCGCCCCGTGGGTGTACTGCCCGACGGCGTAACGGTCGGTTGTGGTGAACGCGTCCGGGCCGACATGCACAGCCTGAATGATGGGGGTAACGGCATCCTTGGATGCGTGAGGCAGCACAGCGGCGATACCGGCGAACGCATCCGCGTACGGGAACGTGAGCACGTGTGCAAGCTCCGGGGTGGTGGTGGTGGTGGTGTCAGTGATAGTCACGATTACTCCTGTTGTTAGTGGCTTAAATGCGGGTGGTTAGGTGGTTAGTGCTCGCACGTGCGAATGAGGGTGGACAGGCCACCCACGGTGACGTAATAGCCGGTCAGGGTGTGGCCCGTGTGCAGGTAGTGGCCACGCGCCTCCCGGCCATTCATGACCGTTTCCCTGGGGTCAAACGGCTTCACTGTGGCTGTTGCATCCGTGGTAGCCACGACGAGAACATAGGCAGCGGTAAGGGCATCCTCCATGTCCTCAATGGGCCAACCGCCTACAGCGTGCACGCCGGGCAGGGTTACCGTGTTGCGGACGTGCGCGATGATATCGGCATCCGTGGCACCATCCTCCGCGTCCTCACTGCTGCGCTGGTCCTCCACCACAAGCGCTACCGCCTGTGCATAGGTGATGGGTGCGATATCCATAATGGCCGGTCCTCCCGGGGTAGTGGTGGAGGGCTCATCCCTCAACCTCATAGAACCATCCTACCAAATTAGCTAGTTAAAGTGTAGCGATTAGATAGCTAAATGTACGGTTTTATTACCCCACAATGGGTGACATGAAACGAGCTCGAGCGCGCCGGCATGATGGCAAGCTCGGGTGCCGGCCGGGGGCATGAGCTCATAGTGTGCCGGGAAACATCCCATATTTTGGTGGCGAATGGGGGTGTTTGCGGGTGCGGCCAGTGCCGTGAAAATTTTTCGCGATCCGGGCCAAACCTGAATATCCCACCACTACCCTGATGTCATGTCCGACGATCCTCTCCTCAATCCCGTGTGCACCGTGCGGGATCTCCAGGCCGCCCTTGCCAGCGTGCCACCTGACACCGAGATTCGAGCGTTCGCAGGCATGGACTCGTCGGTCATCGTCAGCTTTCGGGACGGTCGAGACTGGCGCGACCTTGCATACTTCCGGCCCGACGGCGACGACTAGCCCGCCCCGAAAGTGGCCCCCGAATCGCGGCTACGCTTGATATGCACCCACCGCTTAGTTCAATGGCAGACACACCGGCGCGCAAGCCGGAGACGGAGCGTTCGATTCGCGCCAGCGGCAGGTGACCTTGCCCCGTAGCGCAACTGGTAGAGCGCCTGATTCTGGATCAGGAGGTTGTTGGTTCGAATCCAGCCGGGGCAGCGCAACACCGATGGCCCGTAGCTCAGTTGGTAGAGCATCCGCCTGTTAAGCGGACGGTCGCAGGATCGAGACCTGCCGGGCCAGCCTCACTGCCCTTCGGCGAGCCGCTGCTCCGCCTGACGCACAGCCAGGTTGCGTGCCGCCTCAGCTTCGATGCGCTGCGCCTGGATCTGGGCGGCCAGTGCGGCGCGAGCATCGCGCTTCTTCTTCGACTCGAGCGGGATGCCGAGCATTGCGGCGCCGAACACCACCAGGAAGAAGCCGACGACGAGCACGATGCCAACCACGATGGCGATACCCAGAATCATGCTCCAACCGTAGCCGACAGCGCCGACAGGGCTCTACTCCCCCGAATCCGGGGCATCCTCGAGCTCGTTGCGGCCGGCGGCCGCTTGCTCCTTCGACCGCGCCAGCAGTTCAACGTCGATCCGCTCCCAGTCCAGTGGCTTCGGGTAGTCGCCCTTGAAGCCGTCTGCATTCTCTCGTCCAGTAGGCATGTATCGAACATATGTTCGATTTGCTTCATTTTCAAGCTGGAAAATGTACGGTTATTAGCTAGCTAATCGGTGGGATTAGCCCACTAATTGCGATAGTGTTGGTGTTGTTCGGGCGTGGAAGCCCAGCAAACACAACGAATTGGAGGATTCATTGACCAACTTCAAGCACGGCAAGCGCGTCAGACTCGTGGAGAGTGATCTGCTGCGCATCTATGACATCCCGATGCGCGACGGCAAGTACCGCGTTCGCATCGACTTCGACGAGCTCGAACTTCTGGACGTCGTCGACATCCACACGGGCCTCGGCAAGTTCCTGGACTCGAAGGACGCCCTGCCCGTCGCCTACAGCGCCCTCGACCCCGACGTTCTCGAGGCGACACTGCGCAGCTTCATCTCCGACCTCGACTACGACCTGCACAAGAGCATCGACGAGGACGAGGAGACCAACGAGAACCGCTACCCGGAGCAGGTCGAAGCGTTCCTCGCCGCCTACGAGAAGGCCGTCGAGAAGGCTCTGGAGGACGCCGAATGAGCGCACTGCCCACGGTACCCGAGTCCACCGTCTACCCAGCGAGCGTCGTCTCCGACCCGGATCTTGCGCGGCACCTCGCCCTGCGCGAGAACTCGGACCGCCTCGCAGAAGCGTCGAGGCGAGCAGGGATTCTCGCCCGCTTTGAGCGCAAAGAACTAGACCCCGAGACCGTCCGGGGGATCGCGAACTCGACATCCCACTTCCGCGACGTCGCCAACCTCATCATCAAGGGTACGAAGCCCGGCCGAGAGCAGACTCTCGCGCTCACCGCCCTCGAGGAGGCGAAGTTCTGGACCAACCAGAGCATCGCAATGAACGGGGTGATGTCCAAGTGAGCGCCCGCACCAAACTCGCCGCCGCCCAGGAGCAGATCAAGAACCTCCAGGATTCGCTCGCCCAGGAACGCGCGGAGGTCAAGTACCTCCAGGCCGTCGCCGAGCAGGAGAAGGTCGAGGCGAAGCGGAAGGCGGATACTGCCAAGAGCCTGCACGCGGTTTCGCACGGACTCGGCGGCTACGCAGGGGGTGGCATCACCTTCACCGCGCCCGACCTGTCGCCCCGAGTGAAGAAGCTGGAGACGCTGCTCAGCGACATCCTCACCCTCGAGCCGCACCTCAAGCACTACCGCACCGAGCCGACCGTGACCAGTCCGTGGGGCTCAAACGCCGACTGGGACTACGACCGCGTGCACCGCGCCGCCGAGCACCTGCGCAGCATCGACGCGCTCGAGTCGGTCGGCTACACGGACGCCGCGCCGCTCCCCGACAACGTGACGCCGCTGTTCCCGCCCGACCGGGACTGCTGCGCGTGACGCGCATTAAGCAGCTAATCCACCAACCACAAGGAGGCCCCATGAAACTCAGAACCAAGATCGCCACCGCAGTCCTCGCGGCCACCGCCGCCGGATGGGCACTCACCGGCGCGGCGTGCGCCAGCGACGCCGACACCGCAAGCCAGAACATCGCCACCGCCGCCGAGCAGTTCGAGGTGCAGCGCACCATCGTCGGCATCAACGGCATCACCGGGAAGACGACCTTCTTCGCTGAGGGACGATGCTCGTTCGAGAACTCGGGTCGGCGCTTCGACGTGACCTGCAAGTACGGCCCGAACGAATACCGCAAGCACGTGTTCATCATGGGCGACCAGGACTCGGTCTCGGTGACCCAGGAGCACGCGATCGACGTCAGCGTCTACCACACGCGCGTCGTCCTCAAGCCCGAAAGCCTCCTGCCCGAGTTCGACCTCCAGGTTGGCAAGCAGTGACGACAGCAGCGCAGGCCGCGCAAATCCTCGCCCTCCCCCTCGACCCCGAGGAGAACGACGCCGAAGCTTCGACTGTCGGAGAGTACCTCGGCGCAATCCTCAAGGCCCTTCTGGTTGAGCAGGAATGCTTCAGCGGGAAGCGCCCGCTCGGCAACTCCGGCTGGGAGGGGCCGCTCGAGGACGCACTCGACGGGGCTGGCTACGAGTGGTCAGCCCTGCACGCGGCCGCCGTGCTCGGGCTGGGTGGCGAGCGATGAGCGCCACCCGCCAGGTCGAGCGCCGCGGCGTCGGCTTCCTCACCCTCCTCACCCTGCTGTTCATCGCCCTCAAGCTGCTCGGCGTCATCGCCTGGTCGTGGCTCTGGGTGCTCTCGCCGCTGTGGATTCCGAGTGTCCTCGTTCTGGTGGCCGCGGTCATTATCCTCGTCGTCTACGTGCTGGTCGGCAAGAAGCGGGGGCGTCGATGATCGCGCCCCTGGCCGCCTTCGTTGGCGGGATAGTCGTCGGCGTCATCGTCACCGGCGGCGCCTGGTACGGGTGGTTCATCAGCACCTTCGGCCCGGCAGACGAACAGGACATCGACCGGAAGGAGCAGGCATGAGCAACGAGCAGGAAATCCTCGACGAGCACCACAACGCCATCGTCAACGGGGCGCTCGACGAGGTGCAGAACCAGATCGACAAGTGGGGCGTCCAGCACCACCCGGACGGCACCGGCTCCGAGTCGGACAAGAGACTCGCAGATGTCGCGAAAGCGCTCACCGACAACGCCGCCAAGCACGGCGGCCTCACCTGGAAGCTGATCCTGGATGAGGAGGTCAAGGAGGCGTTCGCCGAGTCGAACGCGGTCAGTCTCCGCGCCGAACTCGAACAGGTGGCCGCCGTAGCGATCTCGTGGATTCGCGACCTCGACAACCGCCCGAAGGAGGGTGCTCCTCGGGAGCCGCACTACCGCACCTACGGGCGCGCGGGCGGAGTCAGTGAGGTCTACATCGCCGCAGACGGGACCGCGAACCTCACCGAGGAACTCCTGCACGATCTCATGATCCGTGCTGGCTTCGAGGAACTCGCGTGATCCACGCAGCCGCCGCACCCACCGGCGAGGAGGTCGGGACGTGCATCGTCCTCCTCCTCGCCCTGGTGGCGCTCGTCTTCCTCAACAACCGACCGAAAGGACCGCGACCAGCATGACGAAGACCATCATCAGACTCGACGCCAAGAGCCGCCTCTCCGTCGGCCGCTACACCGAACTCGAGCCCGGCTCGTACTTCCGCATCGAGAAGGCCGAAGGCGGCACGCTTACCCTCACGCCGGTCCCGGTCGAGGCCCCTGAAACCGAGGTGGCTGCATGAGCCAGACGAAACGCGTCGGCCTCCGGCGCATTCTCCCGACGGTCATCAACTCGCACATGTTCCGCGCAGAGCTCAATCGGGCGATCGACGAGCTTGAGCAGCACGAGGCCAAGACGGGCGAGCAGATCATCTGGGCGACGATCGACCTTGAAATCGAAGAGGACCAGATCGACGACCGCACGTTCGCCGGCATGGATGCCGAGGTGTCCGTGCTGCGCTCCCTGCGATTCGGGGCGTACGCCACCGTCCCCGGAGGTGAGGATGAGTAACCGCGCCGCGCTCATCGCGCTCATCCTCGCGTACTGGACGTGCCGCGCCCTGGCGGCCGCCAGCATCTTCGGCACGCTGACATTCCTGGCCGTCTACGTAGCGACCGGCCAGCCGCAGTTTGGCTACGCGGCGGTGGTCTGCATCGGTTCGATGGTCGGCTTCGTCATTGCGGGTGCCGTCGCGCAGAATTGGGCTCGCGCATGACGATCACGACCGGAGACTACGTGACCATCGGCCGCAACAAGCTCACGTGGCGCGTCATTCGGATCGTCGACGGCGTGGCCCAACTCGCCTCCGGCAACTCCAGCCGCCACCGCTTCGAGCACGTGGTCCGTCTCCGACTCTTCGGCGTGGGAGGCGAGAAATGACCGCCAACATGCGCTACGGCTCCGCGGACATGCTCATCGCCCAGGCCGGAATCGACCCGAACACAGTTTCGACACTCGGCGTGACCGCACAAGGGTACTGGGAGCCGCAGGGGCGGCGCGGAGACGCCGAGTGCTTCGTATGGCGCTCATGGCCAAGCCAGCAGATCGGTTCCGAGATCTACCAGGCGCTCAACCCACGGTGAGGGACGACGACTATCCCGAACTTGGCTCCGGCGAGGTCGAATTTACCGAGGGCCGCACCATCATCCACTTCGGGAGCCCCGCTGGCTCCCAATTCACAGACAGGAGTAACAATGAGCACTCAAAAAGGACTGGTCTACGTCGCTGGGCCCATGACGGGCTATCCGGGATTCAACTTCCCGGCCTTCGACGCGGCCACGAAGGCGCTGCGCGAGGATGGGTGGTGGCCGATCAACCCCGCCGACCACGACCGGGCGATGGGGTTCACCGGTGAGGGGATGACCGGCGCCGAGGATCTCCAGGAGCGCGGCTTCAACCTCGCGGAGGCTCTCCTCTGGGATCTCCAGAAGGTTGCCGAGGCGAACGCCATTTACCTTCTCGAGGGGTGGCGGGAGTCGAAGGGCGCACGCGCCGAGCACGCTCTGGCAGTTGCTCTCGGCAAGGAGATCATCGAACAGCCCGGAAAGCGCCTCCTTGGCTTCGGCGGTCGGCTCGCGAGCGGGAAGGATGCTCTTGCGGACCACCTCGTGGAGACCGCCGGCTACGTCAAGATCGGCATGAGCGACGCGCTCAACCACGCACTACTAACCCTCGACCCGATCATCGACCAGGACGGCCAGTGGGTGCAGCGATACTCGGATGTCATCGAGGAACGCGGCTACGTCGACGCCAAGAAGCACCCCGAGGTTCGCCGACTCCTCCAGGTGCTCGGCACTGAGGTCGGTCGCGAGATGATCGACGTCGACGTATGGGTCAAGATCAGCGAGCGAATGATCCGCTCGCTGCTCGCCAACGGCAAGAAGGTCATCATCACCGGCGTCCGGTATCCCAATGAGGTCGATCTCATCGAGCGCCTCGGCGGAAGAACAGTGTGGGTGGAGCGCCCTAGCGACAGCGCCAGCAAATCCATCCACATCTCCGAATCGTCCGTCCTCCCCCGAGACTTCCAGCACGTCGTCGATAATGACGGGACGCTCGAGGATCTCTACCGCAAGGGGGATCGGCTGGTCGAGGGGGTGAACCAGTGAGCCCGCAGCAAGTTTCCGAGTTTGCGCCCGCAACTAAGGCGCTCCTCGACGGCGAGATCCTGGTGACGATCCTGCGCCCGGTCTCCGGCAACATCCTCGTCGACGTCGGCCACGGGACACTTCTCGTCCCCAGGGAGCGGCTCACGTTGCTCGCTTAGCTAACTAACGCGAAAAGCCCCCGTGAGAACGGGGGCTTTTTCGGGTGGTTCACAGTCAGACTGACGCGAGGAACCTCTCGACTCCAATCTCCAGCGGTTCGAGCAGCCCGAACTCCTTCTTGACGGCGGCGATGAACTCCGCCTTGTCGATCTCGATGCAGAACCCGTGGGCTTCGTCGGCAATGAAGACCGAATTAGGGAGGCTGCGATGCGTCCCCTCGATCTCGACGACGCGGTCGTGGAAAACGTTCTGCAATCTCATAGTCATGTCGTTTGGTGGCCTTTCATATCCCTAGTTATCCCCCGTGCATACGCTCCGGTCTACCTGTGAAAGTTAGCATGGTGGTCCGACACAGGATCGGCTTAAATGCGTTTAATGTGCTTGCCACCCCCGTACTGGGGGCGATAGCCTGTAGCCGCGGATTAACGGGACGTTGGTATAGTTTCCCGTTGTCTAATGATATTTGAGGAGGTCAACTTTTGGCTGCTGGCACGAAGGCGCAATCCGGTACTGCGCCGCGGGTAACTGGTTACGACACGGACATTAAGTACTACGCGAACCGGTACAAGCAGGGCGGCAGGACGACCTACTCGTTGAACCTTTCGCCCCTACAGGTGATCTCGACGATTCATCGCCCGGACCCCAGCCAGGCGACACCCGGCAACCGCGCGATCAATGCGAAGCACGCCCAAGGATTTGCCAAGTACTTCCGCGAGCACGACTCCTGGGTGGTGCCCGGCATGATTATGCGCGTGGCTGAGCCGTTCGACTTCGAGCTAATCGAAGAGGTCGAGGGCGCATCCTTCGGAGTCATTTCGTTCCCACGACAGGCGGCCGGAGACATTCACATCCTCGACGGTCAGCACCGCATCCTTGGCTTCTACCTGGCTAGCGAGCAGATCAACCAGGATCTCGACAAGGCGCGGAATCAGCTTGCAATGGCCCGCCGCGTCGACCCACACGGCGCTGCCGTTCGGGAGGCAGAGAACCGGATCAAGGAGTTGGAGGCGCAGCGCGCACGTTTCGAGCGGGAGCGCGTGGACCTCACCATCGTGGTCGAGTCCGACCCGGCTGCGTACAAGCAGATGTTCTTCGACATCGCCGACAATGCCAAGGGGATCAGCGGCTCCGTCAAGGCGCGATTCGACGCCCGCAAGGTCGTCAACCGCTCACTCGAGGCCGTTCTGCTCCACCCGCTGCTGCTGAACCGAGTCGACATCGAACAGGACCGCATCGGCCGCGGAAGCATCTACTTCCTGGGCGCGCGGCACGTCGCCGAGATCATCCGAAGCGTCATCGTCGGACTCGACGGGCGCGTGAGCGCTCGGCAGGACAAGGAGTGGAAGGAGGTCGACGTCGCGGCGAAGGCCAACCAGTTCTTCGATGTGCTGCTCGAGGCGTTCCCGCCACTGCGGGCGATGAGCCTCGGCCAGCTTCTCCCGGACCAGCTTCGAAAGACAAGCCTGCTCGGCTCCGTCCTCATGATCCGCATTCTCGCCGGCGTCTACCACGACCTCGTCACGAATCACGCGTTCACGCCAGAAATGGTGGCGAACTACTTCGCGAAGCTCAGTCCGCACATGGAAGGACCGGTCTACCCCGGCTCGATCTGGCTCGATCGCACCCCCACCGGCGCATTCGGCGATGGGGCAATGGCTCCAAACGGGCGCCGCCAGGAGGCCAAGGCATTCAAGAACGCCCTGGTCGACTGGGCGGTTGAGGCGCCCGACTTCCTCGACGAAGCTCCCGCACCCCGACCCGTCGCGGAAGAGGCTGCCGAGCTCGAATTGACGGAGGAGGCCGCCGACGAGGTGCTGCGCCCGGAGACAGCCCGCGCACGCAAGAGCGCCAAGGATGCCGCGCCCGTTGGCTGACAACGTCATCTACGGACTGTCCTGCCGCTGCCATCCGGCGGCAGGGCTCCGGTACGTGGGCCTCACTTCGAGGGGGCTCACGTACCGGCTCGCCCAGCACCGTCGAGATGCTGCGAATACAACAGTGAATCGGATGCACCTGTGGATGCGCGAGCACGATGTGGTCGGCGAGGTGCTGGAGGTGCTGCCGAGCCGCAGCGAGCTTCGAGTCGCTGAGTTGAGGTGGATGGCTCGCCTCCGCGGCCAGGGTGCGGATCTCTTGAACGGGACGGACCACTGGAAGGTCGTCGACGGGGTCTGGCTTCGGGCAAGCTGAGGACTACCTGTATGTAAGCTGTAAACTGGCTGTATGCCACAGGAGATCCGAGCCGTTCCCGCGAACGTCGTCGACCACAAGCTCCTGATGAACGCGGCCAACATGAGCCCCGTCGAGCTCAGCGCCGAGGTCAACGGAATCCTGCGCCCCGAGGTTGCCGCAGCCCGAGTCAAAGAGCTTCTGCGCGCACGCGACTGGCTCACCGACACCGAGCTCGACAACCTCGTCACGTACAAGCTCCAGAAGGCGCTCGCGCGCCTCGAGGGCCAGTACCTCGACAACGAGAACCTCGAGCTCCAGCTCAAATTCCTTCGCGAGATCGCGGGCCGCCTCGACAAGCGCCGCGCGGCCACGACCGTCGACCTCAACACGCTCTACGGCAACAACGGCCGCCTCATGGCGCAGATCTACGACATGTGCCTCGCGTACATGAAGGGCGCGCTGCGCGAGAAGATCGACGCGGACCTGTGGGACGAACTCGCCCAGGAGGCGCTCGACCACGCCAGCCTCGAGATCTCCCGGCACGAGGCGATCGAGGCATAGTGCTCGACCCCCGCATCCTCCAGGCCGCCAAGGCGGAGTCCGAGACGATCCGCAAGAAGCGGCAGTACGTCAACGACCCCGTCCTCTGGGCGCGCGAGTACCTCGGCATCATCCTTTGGTCGAAGCAGAAAGAGATCCTCTACTCGATCCGCGACAACCGTAAGACGGCGGTGGCGGCCGGCCACGGTGTCGGCAAGTCGTTCGTCGCGGCCGTCGCGATGGCATGGTGGATTGACGTACATCCGCTCGGCGCCGACGAGACGGGCGCCCCACAGACCTTCGTGGCGTCGACCGCGCCCTTCCAGGACCAGATCACGACCATTCTGTGGACGAACGTGCTGATCCTCCACCAGCTTTCGCAGAAGCGCCACACGGAGTACCTGCGCCGCAAGGAGCGCGGCGAAGACCTCGGCGACTACGCCGCAGCCGACCACGCGCTCCCCGGCTACATCACTGGCCAGAACAAGTGGATGTATAACGGCATGGTCATCGGCCAGGGCCGGAAGCCACCGGACAACAAGGCCGACTCCGGCTACCAGGGAAAGCACGCCACGTACCTCCTCGCCATCGGCGATGAGGCCGCTGGCCTGAATGCAGACATGATCGGCGCGCTCGGCAACATCACCACCGGTGACTTCAACCGAATGCTGCTCATTGCCAACCCGACCGACCCGACCTGCGAAATGGCGAAGATCTGGTCGGACAACAACGCGGAGTGGCACACCATGCACATCTCCGTGTTCGACTCCCCCAAGATCACCAACGAGCCCGGCTTCCCGGAAGAGCGCATGTCGGCGCTCTCCGGCCAGGCGTACATCGACGAGATGGCTGCAACCCACGGAGTCGACGACCCGCAGTACATCTCGCGCGTGCTCGGCCAGTGGGCTTTCGAGGCTGGCAACACGGTGTTCAGCGAGTTCGAGATCGCACAGGCCGCGAACACCGTCGTACTCCCCGACCCCAACGCCCTCCGTCGCCAGGGATGGGACATCGCCCGCATGGGCAAGGACTCGACCATCGGGTATCAGTGCGTCGAGGGCGAGGTCTGGGAGACGGACCCCGAGACGACGAAGCCAATTCGTCCGACCGGTCGCCGCGGTCTCTACATCCGACTCATCGACGAGTGGCGCAAGGCACCCCTGGTCAGTTCCAACCCCGAGAACCTCGGCTCGGCGCAGCGCATCGACGGGTACGCCCTCGCCGAGGGTGCGGCCATCCTCAACATCGACGCATCCGGCATGGGCTCCGCCATCGTCGACGGACTCGCCGAGATCAACCTCGACCGCTCCATCGAGCCGTACGTCGTCCTCGAGGTCTTCGGCAACGCGACACCGACGGACACCCGAGCCTTCCGCAACCTCCGCGCCGAGCAGTACTTCGAGCTCAAGCGCCGGTTCTTCGCCGGTGAAATCGACGTCGACCCGACGGACAAGCGACTGCTCGACGAGCTTCGCGGCATCGTCTACGAGTACACCGAGGGCGGCGCACGCAAAATCGAGTCGAAGGACAAGATGAAGGCCGCCGGCAAGAAGTCCCCCGACGCGGCCGACGCCTTCTGGTACGCCGGACTCGACGTTAGCGAGCTAATCGACGGACCGCTCGCCGGACTCAACCCTGGCGACGTCGTGCGCCGCGATCCGTGGGAGATTCTCAACGTTGCGCGGACTGGTGCGGGAATGCCCTGCTAATAGATCCTGATTATTAGCTGGGTGTTCGCTGATAGACTGCTGAACGTGCCAGAAATCGCCGAAGTAGCCCCCGAAACCCGCGAAGACCTCGAAACTGCCCTCGAAGCAGTGATGACGGCGAACGGGTTCCTTGCCGAGGATCTGGACCGCGTGCGGCAGATGTTCAAGGCGGAGGACATCGGTTGGTTCCGATTCGGCGATGGCAACACCGAGCACGGCATGACGAAAGAGGATCTCGACGACTGGTCGGGGCAGATCCGCGAAGCGATCATCGGCAACACCTGGATCAAGGCGGGTATCCGACTGCGGAACTCGTACGTCCTCCAGGGCGGCGGGATTCACTACGAGAACATCCCGGCGGACTCGGATGGCCGCAAGAAGACCGCCAACGTTCAGGCCCACATCGACAACCCGATCAACAAGGCGCACTTCTTCGGCATGGGCGCGCGGAAGGAGCGCGAGAGCGCCCTCTATTCCGACGGCAATGTGTTCTACCTCGGCGACGACGAGACCCGCACCCTCGACCCGGTGCCGCTCTGGGAGATCGACGGCGACTACCGCAACCCCGAGAACGACGCGCAGATCTGGGCGTACCGCCGCAGGTGGAGCTACTACCCGCCCGGAAAGTCGGCCCCCGAAGAGCGGGTGGCCTGGTATTTCACCGACACCTACAAGTCCAAGGCCACAACGAGCGACGGCAAACTCGTCACCACCATCACGCACGCGGGCAAGGCCGAGAAGGTCGATAACGGCAAGACCATGTTCGACGGCCGGGTGAACACTCAGATCGGCTGGGCGTACGGGGTGCCGGATGCCGTGATTGCGCTCGTGTGGGCGCGCATCTACCGCGACTTCATGACCAACGGCAAGATCATGACGGACGCGCTCGCGCAGTTCGCCTTCCAGGCGGTCCAGGAGACGCAGAAGGGCAGCAACAACGTCGGCCTCCAGATGGCCGGGGTCAAGCGCGCTGGCGCAACCGTGGTCACGAACAGCCCCAACGGGCTCGTGCCGCTGTCGTCCGCTGGCAAGGGGTACGACTTCCCTTCCGGCGTCGCCTTGCTCGCCGCCGTCGCTACGGCCATTGGCGTCTCCGTTATCCACCTCTCCGCCGACCCCGGCACCGCCGGCGGCAGCTACGGCTCAGCATCCACTCTCGACCTGCCGACCTTGCTCGCAACCAACGATCGCCGCGAGTGGCACATCGAGTTCGACCTTCGCGTGCTGCACTGGATGGGCGCCAACGACGCACACGCCTACTTCAAGCCGCTCACCAACCCGACCGACCTCCTGCGACTCATCCAGGGCTTCGTCGCACTGTGGAACACCGGCAACTACTCGTCCGACGAGTTCCGCAAGATGGTCGACGAGCTCCTCGGCAACATCCCCGGCCAGGCGCCGGAGGGGGTCATGCTTCCGAACAACAGCAACTTCACCGACACCCTGACCAACGACGGCCAAGCCCCTGCCGACACCACATCCACCAAGGGCAAGGCCGCGACCGGCCAGGGCAAGGCGACGAAGTCGGGCAACAGCCCGAAGGGCAACGACCTCCGCACGGACACGCTCGCCAACTCCCTCCTCGAGGACAAACTCGACCACGTGCTCGAACGCATCGAGGCGCTCATGCTTCTCGACCGAGCGGCCTAACCTGAAAGTTACCTGGGAATCAGCTGTACGCTAGATGTATGGCACGTCAGGTACTTCACGAGTCGTTCACGACTCTCCTTGAGCGCAAGGGCGCGCGCTGGCGTGCGGTCCTCATCACTCCCGGCCAGGGCTCCAGCGGCTTCTACGCCGAGTCGATGCTCGAGGCTAACCTGCACGCCTTCGAGGGCAACGTCGTCAAGAACTACTTCAAGCACCCCGAGAAGCCGGGCGCCCAGCGCGACCCGCGCGACCAGTGGGGCTACGTCGAAGAGGGCACCGTGCGCTACGAGCCCGGTGTCGGCGTCGTCGGCGAGATCAACGTCCTCGACCACTGGAAGCCGGTCATCGAGTCGCTCGCCAAGGCGGGTCAGGCCAGCCTCTCCGTCTACATCAGCGCCGAGCGCGACAGCGACGGCAATGTGACGGCCCTCTACCCCCACGTGAAGAACTCCGTGGACCTCGTGGACTACCCCGGCCGCCCAGGCTCGGCGCTCACGGAACAAATGCTCGAGTCGGCACTTGCCGGCTTCAACGAACCTGCTGTCGAAGCCTCGGCAGAGGAGAAAGAAGACCCAATGACCCCGGAAGAGCTCAAGGCCGCACTGGCCGAAGCACTCGCCCCTGTCATCGCCTTCGTCACCAAGGAGAAGGACTCTGCCGACGAGCAGGTCCAGGCCGAGGCGGATGCCAAAGCCGTGGACAAGGCCGTCGAAGAGCGCCTCGCTGCCATCGCCGAGAAGGAGGCTGCCATCGCGGCTGCCGAAGATCTCTCGCCGAAGCAGATCGAGAGCCTCAAGGCAGCAGCCCACAAGGGTGAGGACATCACCCAGCTCCTCGAGGACGCCAAGGCGATCGCAGCCGATTTCAAGACCCTCAGCGAGTCGCACGACGTCGAAGGCTACGGCCGCGTCGTCGAGTCCGCTGGCAACAGCAACGACGACTTCACCGTCGCAGGATTCGGAGGTTCGTTCTAATGGCGACCAACGCAGTCTTCCCGTACAGCGAGACGGGCACCGAGCTCTGGACCCTCGCAGCCACCACGGCGCCCGGTACGCCGGTCGTCGGCGGCGCAGGCGGCGCACAGCCCGGCGTGACCCTCACCGGCACCGGCGACTACACCGTCAGCCAGGTCGTCGGCCCGTACACCGTCTCGGGCATCCCCCGCGGCGCGCAGGGGCTCGCGGCCAAGGAGGCGACCATCGCCACCGATGGCACCTGGGACTTCCCCGTAGCGGGTGGAGACCTCACCACGGCCCAGAACACGCTCGTCTACATCAAGACGGACAACACCCTCACCACAACGGTCGGCACCAACAAGGTCTTCGGGAAGGTCAACTACCCCAAGGACTACGTGAAGGTCGCCGGCACCCTCCCCGTCAAGATCGGAGTGTTCGCGTAATGAGCGACCGCGTATACAAGGACAAGTTCACCCTCGACGGCCGCCTGCACCCGCAGCGCGGCGCATCGCGGGCCAAGGTGCTCGAGGCGAAGGCGCTCATGGAGCGCGCGCTGAGCGGCGACTACGAGGCGGATGCGAAGCTCCGTCGCCTGGTCACCTCCGAGGCGTACACCTCTGCCGACCTGGCTCCGGCCGTCGCGCACCTCGTCAACCTCCAGACGATCCCGCAGTTGGACAAGCCGCAGTACAGCGTGTCCGACCTGGCGAGCGTCCGCGTGGTCAAGGACTTCAACCCGGCCGTCCTATACTCCCTGTACGGCGACCTCAAGGGCTCTGGCATCGACGCGAACGGCGCCCCGGCGCGCGTTCCCGAGGGCCAGCAGTACCCGACGGTGACCGTGAGCGGCGTCGAGTCGTTCTACGCGGCACTGGCCAAGCGCGGTGTGCGGTTCGACTTCACCTGGGAGGCGCAGATCAACGACACCGTCGGCTTCTTCGCAGACCTGCCCGGTGAGATCGCGCAGCTTTCGCACGACGCGGACTACGCCGAGGTGCTCAACGCGATCCTCTCGGCTCCGTCCTCGAGCAACCTCGCCGGTGGCACCCTCCCGAACGGCGTCGTGGTTCCGGCCATGTCGAAGCTCACCCCGGATGCCATCTGGCAGGCGAAGTTCGAGCTCTCGCAGCGCAAGATCAACGGCCGCCTGATCGGCGAGGCTTCGGGCTACAACGTCCTGGTCCCGGTTGGCCGCAAGGGCTTCATCGACTACGAACTCAACAAGCAGCTCGTCGAGTTCAGCGAAGGCACGCTCAAGTTCTCCGGCGCCTCGTACTACCAGGGTGCGCTCGGGAACGTCACGACCGTCGAGTCGCCTCGCATCACCGGCGACTCCTGGGTCATGCTGCCGAAGCCGGGTGCCACGAAGCGCCCGTCGGTCGACCTGCTCAAGCTGCGCGGCTACGAGACCCCGGAGCTTCGCGTCCGCCAGGATGGCGGGGACTCCTCGTTCGACACCGACACGAAGGCGTTCCGCCTGCGGTACGTCGTCGGTGGCGCACTGTGGGACTCGAAGTACATCCTCAAGTCCGACGGATCTGCTGCCTAAGCAACAGCACAGACGCGAAGGGGCCGCCCGAATTGGGCGGCCTCGCGTCGTTTAAGCAGCTAATCCTATCTGGGAGTTAGCTGTGTGAATGCTGATAGACTAGCGATGTGGTTCTCCTCCAGCCACCGAAACGCCCCAGGAATTGAGCCGACGCTCTTCCTGGGGCGCTTCCAATTCTGGGAGTTGCCTGAGTGTTAGCTGATAGAATTGCGGCATGACCAACCCCGGCCTGAGCCCCATCAATCCGTCCACACTGGTGGGTAAGTTGCGGCTCGAGATCGGTGACGTTCACGGGGAGCCGCTGGACCCCGAGGTTCCCGGCCAGCTCGACTACGACTGGTTCAGCGACAGCGAGCTCGCGCAGTTCTTCGGCGACGAGTCGTCGGTCCTCCGGGCCGCCGGGCGCGCCGTCCGACAGCTTGCCCTTGGCGGCGGCCTCAAGGCCATCTCGATCAAGACCGACGACCTGTCCCTCGACTCGCAGAAGCGCGGCTCGACCCTACTGGAGATCTCGCAGGCTTACTTCGCAGACGCGGACGCCGCAGACTCGCGCACAAACGGCGACCTCTTCCAGGTCATCCCCTTCGGCGGCATCAGCACGCCGGCCCCAGGCGCCGACCTCTCCTGGGGCGCTCCGCCCGCACAGCACTCCTTCCGGCCTGACCCCTTCAACCCCGGCTACTTCGTCGCATGAGTACCTGGCTGATTCCGGGCGTCGACGCGGAAACGAAGCTCTTCCCTCAGCCCACGATGGACGCCCTCGCGGACGCCCTGGGCGCCACGCCTGACGAGATTCAGGCGGCCGTGGAGGAGTACCTCACCGCCAACCCTCCGGCAGCCGGAGAGCCTCTCCTGGCCGCGCACGTTGCCGATCCCGAGCCCCATCCGGCCTACGACGACACCCCCTCCCTGTCGACCCTCTTCGAGAACGGCCTTGTCTAATGTCCCTCGTCTCCAACCTCCAGTCCCTCGCCACACGCATCGCCACTGAGCTCAAGGCGCACCGCGTCCTCATCAATGGCAACGCGACCGACCTCTCGGCACTGACGACCACGCAGAAGTCCAGCCTGGTTGCCGCCATCAACGAGGTCGTCGCCTCGATCAGCGCAGGCGGCGGTGCAGCGATCGACGACGCGACTACGAGCACGACCAAGGTGTGGTCCTCGAGCAACACTCAGGCCAAGATCGTCGCCGCTGTCGCAGGAGTCGTCGCTTCGGCTCCCGGCACGCTGGACACGCTCAAGGAGCTCGCGGATGCGCTTGGCGACGACGCGAACTTCGCGGCCACCACGGCGACCGCGCTCGGCAACCGCGTCCGCTTCGACGCGGCACAGACCCTCACCACGCAGCAGAAGGCGCAGGCGAACAGCAACGCAGGCTCGCTCTCGCTCGTGGACGCCGGTGACCCGACCACGAACTTCGTCACGACTTTCGAGGCCGGTCTGGTATGAGCCTGGTAGCGAACGTCACGGCGCTCGCCGCGCGGATCGCCACTGAGTTCAAGTCGATCCGCGCGGCGCTCGACGCCAAGGCGCGCACTGGAGCGAACGGGCGAACCGACCTCGGGCTCTACAGCATCGCGAAGGACGGGCCCACCGCGGGCATCCCGGAAGGCTCCATCATCTTCGAGTCGCTCTCGTGAGCATTGCGCTCCAGGGCTCCCCGGTCGTCGTTCAGACCTCGGCGGCGTCCGCAACGGTAGGCGCTCCCGTGGGTCTCACTGTTGGCGAGATCATCCTGCTCGCCATCTCCCACCAGAACCAGGCCGCCTCCGCCGACTGGACCCTCCCGAGCGGGTGGGTCCGCTTCGGCACGCCGTGGATGCAGAACGACGCCAACCAGCGCGGCAACATGCTCGCCTACCACGTCGTCACCTCCGCGGACGTGAGCGCGCAGGCGGGCGGATCAAACCCGTCGTGGGTGTTCACCTACCCCTCGGGGTCCGGCCGCCTTCCAGCGTGGGCGTTCCGCTTCTCCGGCGTCGACACCACCAACCCGGATGCCGGGCACTCGGTCGGCAACCCGGCAACGCTCACCGGCGCAACCAGGACGCTCCCCGGCTTCTCTGTCGCCGTCGACAACGCCTACCTGGTCGTCATCGCGAGCAACCAGCTTGTCAGCCCCAGTGCCGCAGGCGTATCCGTCGACTCGGGGATGACCCAGCTTGGCCTCGTGAGTTCGCTCGCCGGCGCCGACAACACCAGCGTCACTCGGACGCTGCTCGGCGTGTTCGGGAAGCAACTAAGCGCGGCCGGAGCCAGCCCCACGCCAACCGTGACCTGGCCGACGGCGACCGGTGCGTCGATGATGTCAGTGGCTCTCCGCCCCGCCACCGTCGCCCCGCCGGCGACTGCCGTAGTGAAGCAGAAGACGGCTGCTGGCGCCGCCGACGTACTCGCGTGGAAGGCGGGCGCATCCGGCGCCAAGCTCCCTCTCGCGCGCGTCTGGACCGTCGGCGGTGGGCAGAAGACCCCAACGGCGTTCATCGCCAAAGCGGGGGCGATCTGCGGCCACATGGGGATGCGCTACGACGAGGTTGAGGGCTCGATGGAGGGCATCACTCGCGCGCTCATGGCGGGCGTCGACGGCCTCATGCTGTCGCTCGCCCGAACCTCCGACGGCAAGTTCTTCCTGCTCAACGACACCAAGTATCTGGACCGGATGCAGCGTGGTGTCGAGGAAAAGGACGGAGGCACGACGCTGGACTCGTCCGCGATGACATGGGCGCAGGTGCAGGCCTACGACCAGGGCTCGTACTGGACGAAGCGTGGAGCCGGCGGCCCGCGGCGACCATTCCTGCTGCTCACGGACTTCCTGGCGGCCTACCCAACGGTCGGCCCCATCATGATCGACCCGAAGACCATTCCGTCGACGTACTTCCCCGCCATCCTCGACCTCATGGATGCCAACGGCGGCCCCTCCAGATTCATCGCCAAGTATTACTGCACCGGAACAGGATGGGCCACCGCCGCGCGAGCGCGTGGATACCTCACGTGGGGATACTTCTACGCCTCCGAGATCGCAGCGGGGACCACGCCGCTCGCCACGTACGCGCCAAACTGGGACTGGCTCGGCCTCGACGTCGGCGGAGCGACCGCGCAGTGGACCGCCATGAAAGCGCTCGGCAAGCCGATCATCGGCCACATCACCAACCTGCGATCTGACTACGACCTCGGGATCTCGAAGGGCGCCAACGCCATCATGGCCGCTGGCGTCCTCGAGGCTCGCAACCTCGTCTAGCTGCCCACCTCGTTCTCACAGAACCACTCCTGATACTCGACTCCGGCCTTCATGCCGCGATCGAACTCCGCCTTGAGCCGCTTCTTCGACAGCGTCTCCGACGCCTCAGCTCGCCCCTTCTGGTAGGCCGACTGGACCGCCACCCCGGCGCCCCAGATCGTCGCTACAATCACCAATACGGCACATGCGATCATGAGCCAGACCTTCATTTTCAATCCTCATTCCCCTCTTACAGATCCCGAACTTATTCCGAACATTCAGCGGCAAGCGGGGGAACTCTGAGGTAGTCGGAGGAAAGCAACTTCCGCGAGAATACAGGCATCGGAAGGTTCTGGAAGGTCAAGGAAACACGTGATTTGTAATCCGCGGGTCGTGGGTTCGAGCCCCACCGGGCCCACCTCATCATCACGAGGGATCCTGCGAGACGACCCGTTCGAGGGCGTCGGCAAGCCGGAACCGCTGAAACACGCACTGGCGGGGGCGTGGTCACGACGCATCGACGAGGCGAATCGCCTCGTCTGTCTCGTGGACGACGCCCATGTGATCATCCTTCAAGCCCGCTATCACTACTGA